CGATCTGGTTTCATTTTGGTTTAACACAAGGGGGCGAACCCCCTCATGCGGCAAGCTTCAGCTTGTTGAACGCGACAGCGCCCATGTCTGCGAGGTTGTCAACCCGTACAGCATTCGGGTAGACGCTGTCCACGTCCTGTTGAATGCCGATGCCTATCGTGGTCACACCCAGTCGAGCGCCTGATTCGCACTGCATGCGGGTAGCCTCAGGGTCACCCTCACCATCGGTCAGCACAAAGCAGACCTTGCGAGCCTCAGGCCTGCGGTACAGCATGCCGTGGGCGAAGTTGACAGCCCCGTAGTCGTTAGTGCCTCCGTTGGCATCGAGGCGTTCGAGCAAGGTCTTGGCCTTTTGGTAGGGCATGCTCCAAGGCTTGAGCACGGAGACCATGGTTGAGAACGTCACGACACTGGTAGACACACCCGCTTGCCCAAGGGTAGTCAGCAGGGCATAGCAGACATCGACAGCATGTTGCATGCGAGTGCCGTCCATCGAGCCTGAGCAGTCGATCACTACGGTCACCGCAGAGTCAACACCTGCAACCTCAGACCTGCGTTTAAACAGGCGGTCACTGTGCCCGATAGTGGACAGGGCGTTGACGTTGAGCGAGCCCTGTTTGCGGTTGATGTTGAACTCCTCAGTGCCTGAGTTCTCAAACAGTTTGCGAATCTCATAGCGAAGCTTTGCGGGAATCATGTTCTCTCCTTAGAAGTTTATTTTCCATTGCGGTACAGCGCTGACGTGGTAGCCGTCCTTGGTGACGTGCCAGTCGCCAGTCGAACCGCCTCCCTTGGCCTTTTCGGGGAGGGTAGGTGTTGGCTCGGTAGAGCGGGGCACAACAATGACGTGCATCTTGCCGCCATTAGGACGCTCCTTGGTGCGCTTAATGGGGCTCTTGGCATCCCCTACCTCACCCTCGTCATTTGCGGGGCTTGTAGGGGGGTTTCCGGCCTTTGTAGGGGCATCCTTGTTGCCGCCCTCCTGATCGGATGGATCGCCATTGTCGCAAGGCTCGCCATCATCACTGCCAGTTGGCGGCTGTGGGTTGGTAGGGGGCTGAGGGGGCTCAGGTTGCACGGGAGGCTCAGGGGGCTGAAGCTTGCACAACTCTTTGAACAGCCAGTCAGCCAGTGCCCATGTTTGCTCGGTGTTAGTGCAGTTGTCTAAGCGCCTGCATGCCTCATCAAACAGGGGTTGCAAGCCGTTAGCCAGTGGCACTTTCACAGTGCCGTGCTTACGTGCATACACTGCGAGCACAAAGGGGTACTGACGGGGGTCAGACCAGTCGGTCACCTCAGCCAAGCCATCGGAGGCCATGCGGTCAATCAACGTGCCGAGTAACTGCTCAACGTTGCCAGTCAGCTTAGCTTTGACTGCGTGGTTCTCAATGAACGCATCCTCAAGGCCGTTGTGCAACTGGAGAATGTAGGCAATAGCCTTACGGTCAATTGCATTGAAGTTGGTGTATTTCCAGTGCAACAACTCATGCAGGGCAAAGCCTGTATAGCGCTCAAGATCTGCACGGGTCAGCACTGCGTCATCGGCAATGTTGGTGATGTAGATCTGACCCTGACGGTCAATGGCGGCAGTGGGAATGTCAGCCCGAAAAACAACCTTGACATTGGGCAGTCCGAGGTCAGAGGCAATCTTGTGAATTGCGGCAGTGAGGGCGGGCTTGAATTCCCAACCGAAATATTTTGCTTTGAACATTTGTTCTCTCCTTAGAGCCAAGATTTGATGGCGTTTTCGTTGATGTAAGCGGCCTTGATTGCGTCAAGGGCGGCACGGGACTCAGCGGGTTGCCGAGCGGTAATGGCAGACTGCCAAGCCTTGTCCACACTCAGCACAGACAGGCCGCGAATGAATGCAAGGGCAGAACGAATCGAGGGTGCATCGATGATGTCGCCTGTGTCAACCTTGGCACGGGCGGCAGTGATGGCATCCACTACGTGGCAGGCCAAGGCCTGATGGCAACCAGTGTGTCGAATCAAAGCCTCGACTTCCTGATCACGGGGTAAGAATTCAAACTGCACCACATGCGAGAAGCGGTCAGCCAGTGATGAATTCATTTGTCGGGTGCCTGTGTAGCGTCCTGAGGCATCACCATTGGTCAGCGTATTGTCAGCCGCGAAAACCAAAACACCCTGCGCTCTGCGCTGAGGTTGGCCTCCGATGTTGACGGCACTGTTGACCTCAAGCAGACCATTGAGCGGTGCCAGTTCTCCCGCGTCACAGTTGGAAATCTCATCGAGCAAAATCACAGTCGATGGGGAAGTGAACGCAGTCAGGAACGCACCACGTTTAAACACTGTCGCACCATTCTCAAGGCCGACAGAGCCGATGTAGTCTTCTGTCGTTGTGTACTTGTGAAAGTTAATGCGGGTGAATGAGCGGCCTGTGCGGGCGGCAAACTGCTTGGCGGTCTCGCTCTTGCCCGTACCCTTTTCGCCTCCGAACCACAGGTTTTCACCTTTGTTCTGAGCCAACAACAGGTACTCCAAAATGTCCTTAGACCACACAAAATTGGGGTCAATGGCGGGTGCATCGGGTGCATTCCACATGTCCACATAGACCTCAAGGCCGTGCACATCGAGCACACTCACACCGAACACATCGAGGGTAGTCTTTTTGTCAACAATTGTGGCGGCAGTCGCGGAGGCGATCACGTCCTGAGCGCCCGCATCGATCACAGCCTGTTTAAACGGGGCAAAGGCCTTGGCAATGGCGGATGCCACTTCAGCGGCAACCTTGGTGTCATCGATGCTTGATGAGGCTTGCACCTTGGCGAGTTGGTCAAGGGTGATGCGGATGTTGGACACGTCACCCGCAATTGCGGCAACCGATCCATCGAGTGCGCGGGTAGCATCGAGACCCTGCAAGGCATAGGCATGGGCACGATTCGCGACAGCTTCAAGGGCGCTTGTATCGACACCCGCAGTGGCAACCACAGGGGTAGCATTCTGCACCTGAGCCAAGGTCAGATTGCCTGCATCGATTTGCTCAGCCAACCAAGCGACACGGTCAAGCTTGGTGTTCAAGTGGGAGGGTGCACCATGGGCAGTGGTTGCACCGACAATTTTACCAACTGGGATTGCCAACAGTTGGTCACGCAAAGTCAAAGGTCTAGTCATTTTTTCTCTCCTAGGGTACTGGTTTCAAGCAAGGGCGAACATGTCACCACAGCGGCATGTTGGAAGTTCTACGTCACCGTGGGCGTTGTATACCCACTTGGCGGTCATGCGGATCGAGCACTGGCATGTCGGGCATCGGGCAAGCAACATGCGGGTGCCTTGGCTTTTGTGTGAGGCAATGTCAACCTTGGCATGCGGGTAGATGCCCAGTGAATCGATGATGGCAATGTAGGCGTTGATGAAGTCCTGCCCGTGGGTGACCTCCTTGTAGGGGCTCGACTGTTTGCCTGCGGGGAGGATGTGCATGGCCTCAGCGACACGCTCATAGGCAAGGTTGGTGACGGTCAGCGCACCCTTGGCAGTGCGGCACAACTGGGCGATCAGAGTCTCGGCAACCTTGATCGGGTCAGCGAGGATCGGTGAGATCCAAATTTCATAGTGCCCATCGGCTGAGTTGGTGTTGGGGATGCACTCGCCAAGCACCTTGAAGCCTGAGCGTTTTGCGTTGGTAGGGTAGCCAGTGGCAACCCGAATTTCAGCGGGCAGTGTGTGCCCACGTGAGGAGAAAAAGGGACGCAGTTCATCGACTGCGGCATTGAGCCAAGCCTCACGGTTGGCGTGGATAGATGGAAGTTGCATGGATGGTCTCCGAAGTGTGGCGAAATTACCACTGCAATGCACTGACTCGCAGTGCATCACGGTGAAAATTAAGGGCAGTTGGCATGCTCACGCAGTGCACCAAGCAGGGTCAGGCCAAGCGCATGCTTGCAAATCACGTCACCCCAATTGCCAAGCGGCTCATGTGTGAGGGCAAGCAACAGGTCTTGCCTGTCCTCTTCAGTGCGACTGATAGCACCGAAAAAGAAAAACGCCTGTTGGTAAACAAAGGCCTCACGGGTCTGCACGTTCCAACGGGTAGCGTTGGGGTACTTGTTGAAGTCATTCTGCGCAGACTTCAGAGTGGCTTTGAGAGTGGCGAGCACCTCGAATGATTGCAATTGGAAGGTGTCAGTGGTAACGGTCATGATTTGTCCTATGGGTTGAAGTGCGACTTAGCACTGCAATGCACCCGTGTGAGGTGCATCACGCTGATAAGTCAAAGCTTGGCCTGTCGACCCCGTATGGCATCGATCTCAGCCCACAGCTTGATGTAGTAGGGGTCATCGGTGGGTAGATGACTGTTCAACTGCAGGGTGACGTGGCAGTCATGCAGTGCACGGGCACACATGTTGCTGTCGTATTCCGCAAACTTGTTGCGGCACTGGGCGGTCAGTTGGGCGTAGTTCATGCGGCAACCTTTCTGTTTAAACACTCGTTGTAAGTGCCAGTGTAGAAAATGCGGTAGCCGTTGCGCTCTGTATCGCCCTTGCAAACAATGATGTTGCCGTGGCGGTCAATCTGTGCGGTGTACATGTTCACTCTCCCTTGTAGTGATGCATGATGGCTTTGCCGATCACTGCTTGATCGTCAAGACTGAGCATGATCGAAGCAAATGAATGCCTGTTGTTGTGAATCATGATGCGTCTAGCGTTTGCCCATGTGGGGTTCGCTTTGTAGGCGTTGACAAGTTTTTGCATGGTGTGTTCCTAGTAACAGTGCGACATTGCACTGGTGAACCCCTAGAGGCTCACCGCTGAAATGTCAGCGCCAGTGAAAGACCATCACTGGTAGAAGTAGGGTGCGCACTAGAGAGGTGTTGCAAAGATTTGCCCTCTCTGACCATCCTTTCGGGGAGGTCTGCCTGTCTTTCCATCGACAGGGTCAAAGCGGTAGGTCTGGAGTGAATTCTGCACTACTTCTATTGCCGTGTAAACACCATCAATATTAACCTGACTAAATTGTAGGGTTATTAAATTGTGATGGGTTCTAGGGGTAACTGGCATCGATGCCTAGGGAGGCACTGCAAGTGCAAGCTATATAGATATGCAATGCGCTGAGGGCGCTAAGCAAGCCTCATGCCAAGGCTGTTTTTGGCGTAAGTTTCGTGTAAGGTGCGGATCGATTAGAGGCTCTAGGAGCGTTTAAATGGGTGTCAAGCCACTACCGCCCTAGAAAATAATTTAAATCGCTTAGCGGGGCTGTAATCGATTCTCGCAAACAAAAGTACTACAGTTCAAAATGGTTCAGTTTCATAACTAAATGGGGTGGGCTGTGGACAACAAATGTATAAATTTAAGTTGTACACAGGCTGTGGATAACTCTATAATGCGAACAGTTTTGGCTTTGGCGTGATGGGTTTGGTTGGTTGGTTGGTGCTTACTTCAAAAGGGGAATGTGTCATGGGGAAGTCGATGGGTGATGAGTACAAGGCTTTGTTGGGTGAAGCAATGGCGGGGAAGGGTGATGGGAGCCCTGATGCCGAGGCGGTAGAGCAAGCCGAAGGCGAACGGTTAGCACAGGCCGCAGAAGCACCAAAGAGACGGAAAGACGGTGAAGCAGTAGGAAGTAAGACACCAAGGGCAAAACCAATGACTCAGTCACAACTGAAATTCTGCGAACTGGTTATCACTGGGCAAACGTACAGAGCAAGCTACAGGCAAGCGTTCAACAACAACACAGCAAGCGACAGCACAGTCAGTGCAAATGCCAACAAGCTAATGAGAGACCCAAGGGTCTTCAAGTACATCAGTGACGGTTGGAATGAAACAGTCGAGTACTTGGCAGACGATGTTCAAGCTAGTAGGAGACTGGTGCTCAGGGAGCTACTGCACTTAGTAAAGGCGGGCAAGCAGGAAGGCACCAAATTGAAAGCGCTAGAACTAATGGGCAAAACCATTGGCATGTTTACACACACTGAAGTAGCCGAGAAGGTAGAGGTCAGCACCGAGCAGTTACGCAAGGAGCTAGCCAATCACTTGCGCATGCTTGAGCGTGTCAAGCCATCAACTGGTATCACCGATGCAGACGTGGTGCGCACACTGGAGCGTGTAAACGTGGACGTGGCGTGACCCCACCCGTGCCCCGCCCCCACTTGGCACGAGTCGGCACCCGCCCGCGTATTACGCTCTAATCCACTCTTCCCAATATCTTCCATTTACAGAACACCCCCCCCTTCACTTCCAAATCCAAAACACCCCCCCTATATATATTTTTCGTTTAAACACTTGCGAACGTTCGTATTTGCGTTTAAACTAGATGTGTTGGGAAAGCGGATGCTGTGCCAGAGTTAGGTCTATTGGTGACATAACTAAAGGGTCTCAAGGGCTGTTATGAGCAATGCTTGGGACTCCGTGAGTTCGAATCTCACCAGACGCAGCGAGTACCAACTTATATATGGGGGCGTATTGCGGTTGACGACCGAACCTATCGTCTAGTCAGCGCTTAGGGCAGTGCTTCCCCATATATGACTGAACGCAGAAAGTTAGTGTTGGATTTCATTAGAGCCTACGTACGGTTGTACGGGGTTCCTCCTTCCTATGAGGTGATCGCCAAGGGGATTGGATTGAAGTCTAAGTCCAACATACACAGAATTATTCATCGTTTAAAAGAGGACGGGCATTTGAAAACGCAACCTTACAAGTTCCGGGCCATCCAGTTGGTTGATGGGTCCATGACATTTGCTAAGCTATGACGCAGTTAATTGACGGTGTTGAGTTATTAACAGCGCAGGAGGTTAAGAGCCTGATGGATCTGGCCGAGCGTGGTGATGATGCTGCCCGCGTTAAGGTGTTTGAGATGTTGAAGAGGGACAGGAACGAACGCTGTAAGGTAGACTTCCTGTACTTTGTCGAGCAGATGTGGCCTGTGTTTATATCGGGTAAACACCATGCAATCATGGCTGACGCCTTTGAGCGTGTTGCTAGGGGAGAGCTTAAGAGGCTCATCATCAACATGCCGCCCCGGCATACAAAGAGTGAGTTTGCTTCCTTCCTGCTTCCTAGCTGGTTCCTTGGGAGGTTCCCACATAAGAAGATCATTCAAACTGCCCACACCGCAGAGCTTGCTGTGGGCTTTGGAAGGAAGGTACGTAATCTTGTCTCATCAGAACCATATCAACAAGTTTTTGAAACGAAGCTTTCAAGTGATTCAAAGGCCGCAGGTCGCTGGAACACTCACATGGGCGGGGATTACTTTGCTATCGGTGTTGGCGGCGCTGTTACAGGTAAAGGCGCAGATCTCTTAATCATCGACGACCCCCATTCGGAGCAGGAAGCCAAGCAAAACAACTCCGCAGTCTTTGACAACGTCTATGAATGGTTCACATCCGGTCCTAGGCAGCGTTTACAGCCGGGCGGAGCCATCATTATTGTGATGACACGGTGGTCTAAACGAGACCTCACCGGTCAAATTGTAAAAAATTCCTCTAAAGACGGTGTAGATCAGTGGGAAACCATTGATTTTCCTGCCATCATGCCCTCTGGGAAACCCTTATGGCCCGGTTTCTGGTCATTACAGGCCCTAGAGGCCCTGAAATCAGAGCTCCCAGTCGCTAAATGGGAAGCACAGTACCAACAGAACCCAACTTCTGAAGAGGGCGCGATCATTAAACGTGATCAGTGGCAGCTTTGGGAGGGCCAAACACCTCCCCCATGTGAATACCTGATCCAGTCTTGGGATACCGCCTTTGAAAAGAACAACCGTGCAGACTATTCAGCCTGTACAACGTGGGGTGTCTTTCAGCACGCAGACAAACAAGGCAACCTAAGAGCCAACATTATTCTTTTGGACGCCTTTAAAGCGCGTCTGGAGTTCCCTGAACTCAAAGCAAAAGCGTTTGAGCTTTACAAGGAGTGGGATCCAGACACATTGATTGTTGAGAAGCGTGCGGCTGGCGCTCCACTGATCTATGAGATGCGCAAAATGGGAATTCCATTGTCAGAGTTTACGCCGGGCAAGGGAAACGATAAGATCTCGCGTGTAAACGCAATCTCAGACCTGTTTGCCTCTGGCATGGTGTGGTGTCCTGAAACCCGTTGGGCTGAAGAAGTGATGGATGAATTGGCTTCCTTTCCCAACGGCGACCATGATGACCTAGTGGACTCAAGCAGTCAGGCTTTGATGCGGTTTCGCCAAGGCGGATTCATCACCATCGATACCGATGAGCCTGATGAGCCGATTTACCACCGCAGGAAAGCAGAGTATTACTAAGGAACATTATGAGCATCGATAAAGCAGTCAACCAAGCACCTATGGGTCTCGACAATTTGATGGATACAGAAGGGTCTGTCGAAATTGAAATCATTAACCCAGAAGGCCTCACCATTGGAGTCGATGGCGTTGCAGTGGATCTGCTTCCAGAGCCAGAGGACGAAGGCTTTGATGACAACCTCGCAGAATACATGGACGAGGGCGAGCTAGAGAAAGTCGCAGGCGACCTGCTTGAGTTAGTGGACACTGACATTACCAGCCGCAAAGACTGGACCGACATGTATGTCAAAGGTCTAGATGTTTTGGGAATGAAATATGAAGAACGTACCGAGCCATGGAACGGTGCATGCGGTGTGTTTTCCACCGTACTCACCGAAGCGGCAGTCAGGTTTCAAAGTGAGACTATTATTGAAACTTTTCCAGCGCAAGGCCCCGTCAAAACGCAGATTATCGGTGCTATTGATAAACTTAAAGAAGAGGCTGCGGAGCGTGTCAAAGAAGACATGAACTATAAGCTCACGGAAGGTATGCCTGAGTACCGCCCTGAGCATGAGCGTATGTTGTACTCCTTGGGTCTGGCCGGAGCAGCTTTTAAGAAGGTTTACTACGACCCCTCACTGGGCCGGCAAGCTTCTATTTTCTTACCCGCAGAAGATGTAATTATTCCGTTTGGCGCTTCTAGTGCGATGACATCAGAGCGCGTGACTCACATCATGCGTAAAACCAAAAACGACATCAAGAAGCTTCAAGTGTCAGGCTTCTATTTGGATGTTGAATTAGGTGATCCACTGAATTTCTACACCGACGTAGAAAAGAAAAAAGCAGAAGACCAAGGCTACACCGTCAATGATGATGGCCGCTACCAGATCCTTGAGATCCACGTGGACTATGACTTGCCCGGCTATGAGGACGAAGACGGTATCGCTCTGCCTTACGTCATCACCTTAGAGCGCGGCACAAGCAAGATTCTGGCAATCCGCAGAAACTGGCTGGAGGACGATGCAGCTCGGTTAAAGCGCCAGCACTTTGTACAGTACACCTACGTACCCGGATTTGGTGCTTATGGTCTAGGTTTGATTCACCTGATCGGTGGATACGCCCGCGCAGGCACATCATTGATTCGCCAATTGGTGGACGCTGGAACATTGTCTAACTTGCCCGGAGGCCTGAAGACACGTGGCATGCGCATCAAGAGCGATGACACACCAATCCAGCCCGGTGAGTTCCGTGACGTAGACGTCCCAATGGGTTCCGTCAAAGACAACATCATGACGCTGCCGTACAAAGAGCCATCACAGGTTCTGGCAGGACTGTTAGATAGGATTACAGAGGAAGGTAGACGTCTAGGCTCCATCGCAGACATGAACATCAGCGATATGTCTGCCAACGCTCCGGTAGGCACAACACTAGCATTGCTTGAGCGCCAGCTCAAAACAATGTCGGCTGTTCAGGCCCGTGTGCATTATTCAATGAAGCAGGAGTTTAAACTGCTCAAAGACATCATTCGTGATTACACGCCCGGTGAGTATGAGTACGACCCCTCCTCAGGTGACGCACGAGCCAAGCAAGCAGACTACGACATGGTGGATGTTATCCCAGTGTCTGATCCAAACTCTGCAACGATGGCCCAGCGGATCATGCAGTACCAAGCTGTTATTCAGTTGGCCCAAGGTGCCCCACAGATCTATGACCTGCCCCAGTTGCACCGCCAGATGATTGAAGTGCTAGGCATTAAAAACGCCGACAAGCTTGTACCAATCGAAGACGATCAAACCCCCCGCGATCCTATTTCGGAAAACATGGCATTCCTCACAGGAAAGCCAACCAAAGCGTTTATTTTCCAAGACCACGACGCACACATTGCAGTCCACACATCCATGATGCAGGACCCAATGGTGATGGGCCAGATGGGTCAAAACCCCATGGCCCAACAAATGCAAGCGGCCATGATGGCTCACGTTGCCGAGCACATTGCATTCCAGTACCGCTCTAAGATTGAACAACAGCTCGGAGCTACATTGCCTGCACCAAACGCCAACCTCAGCGAGCAGGTGGAAGTTCAGTTGTCCAAGCTGGTGGCTCAGGCTGCGGCTCAGTTGTTACAGGTCAACAAGTCTCAGGCCGCTCAGCAGCAAGCCCAACAGGCCCAGCAAGACCCAGTGGTCCAGATGCAGCAACAGGAATTGGCAATCAAGCAACAAGATGCCCAGACCAAAGCGCAGAAAGTACAAGGGGACTTGGCTATCAAGCAGGCAGAGCTTCAACTCAAAATGCAGCAAGCCCAAAACCAGCAAGGGGAAGACCCAGTGCTGGCCGCTCAACGTGTCCAGCAAGAGATCGCTCAGGCAGAGCAATTGCATCAGTCAGAGCTTGCCCGTAAGGAGCAACAACATGCTCAGAGCCTGACCCACAACCAGCAAACACAAGATCTGTTGGCTAAACAAAAAATGTTGCAAATGTTACTAAACACAACACAACAACCTAAGAAGGAAGAGTGATGAAACTTCTGGACATATTACATGCCAAGCTGGAGGACCAACTCCAGCCTTTGCGAAGAGCCGTTAGTGATGGTGGTGCGAAATCCTACGATCACTATAAGGAACTGTGCGGAACAATCCGGGGTCTAGAAACCGCTCAGTTAGAAATCAAAGACCTCGTGCGTAAACTTAAGGAATCAGACGATGACCCAATTTGATGTTAGTGCGGTTGATCTAAGTGGAGTGCTTAATACCTCCCCTGAAGAGAAAGCCAAACAAGTTCCAGACCCAGCAACGTATCACTTAATGTGTATGTTGCCCAAGGCCGAGGAAGAGTTTAGCGAGACCGGAATTTTAAAATCCGCGACCGCTATGTATCATGAAGAGCTACTCTCGCCAGTGCTTTTTGTAGCCAAAGTTGGCCCTGATGCGTTCAAGGACGAAAAGCGTTTCCCGTCAGGCCCAGCCTGTAAGGTTGGTGACTTTGTGTTAGTGCGTCCTAACACCGGAACCCGCATGAAGATTCATGGTACTGAGTGGAGACTCATTGCAGATGATTCGGTGCAGGCTGTTGTGCAAGACCCCCGTGGTATCCAACGACCATCATAAGGAGTAATTCATGGCTGAAATTGAAAAAACAGAGTTTGAATTTCCCGATGAAGCGGAAATTAACCCCCGTAAGGGCGGAAAAATGGTGGAACCAGAGCCTGAAATTGAGCTGGAATCCAATGAAAAGCCGGAAATTGAGGTCGTCAGCGATGTTCCTGAAGAGGATCGTGGCCGGCAACCACTAGGTTTTGACCCAGCAGACCCCACCGACGAGGAGCTGGCTGGCTATACAGAGAGCGCCAGAAACCGTTTAAAGCTGTTTACCAAAGGCTTTCACGACCAACGCAGAGCAAAAGAGGCTGCAGAACGTGAGCGTGAGGAAGCTTTAAGGATCGCCCAAGCAGTCGCAGAGGAAAACAAGCGTTTAAAGGGCTCTTTGAGCCAAGGCCAGAACGCTCTTTTAGAGCAGGCAAAACGCACTGTTACCAGTGAGATTGAAGACGCAAAACGGATGTACCGGGAAGCTTACGAAGCCGGCGATACAGACAAGTTGGTGGAAGCGCAGGAAGCACTCACTACCGCTAAGATCCGCGCCGATAAAGTAAACAATTTTCGGCCAGCCCCTTTACAGGAGGAAGAAACTCCTGTACAAATCACACCGCAACCTCAACAAGTTGCGCCAGTTGACGAAAAACTACTTGCATGGCAAGACCGAAATCAGTGGTTTGGAAGCAACAAACGCATGACCTCATACGCTCTCGGGCTGCATGAGGAGCTTGTTGATAGCGGTATACGCGTAGGCAGTGATGAATATTACAAGCGTATTGACACCGACCTACGGGATAGATTTCCTGACCAATTTGGAGCCGGGGGATCCGTTGATGCAAAACCTCAACGTACCAAGTCCAATGTTGTTTCACCCGCAACTAGAAGTACTGCACCCAAGAAAATCGTACTGACAGAAACGCAAGTGAACTTAGCCAAACGGCTTGGCATCTCCTTGGAGAGCTATGCACGTGAGGTAGCGAAAGAAATGAGGAAATGAAAATGGAAAAATCTGCACGCCCTAGCCGAGCTCTTGAAACCCGCGAAGCAGCGGAACGTCCAAAACAATGGATGCCTCCACAGCTTTTGCCTGACCCCACTCCAGAGGAAGGTTACGCATACCGTTGGATTCGTATTGCAACACTAGGTAAGGACGACGCCACTAACATTTCCGGCAAGCTTCGCGAAGGCTGGGAACCCGTCAAGGCTTCTGACCATCCAGAGATTCGTTTGTTTGGCTCTTCCAATGGAAGGTTTCCAGACAGCGTTGAAGTGGGCGGTTTGCTGCTTTGCAAAACACCTGTGGAATTCACACAACAGCGTGATGCGTACTACCGACAGCAGTCGGAAGCACAAATGGCTGCGGTGGATAACACTTACATGCGCGAAAATGACCCAAGGATGCCTATGTTTAAAGAACGTAGATCTGAAGTCACTTTCGGAAAAGGTACTTAAATTTTTTGGAGTCTATAGATGGCATACCCTACCATTGATAAGACGTATGGTTTCAAGCCTGTCAATCGCATTGACGGCCTACCTTACGCCGGAGCGATCCGTCAAATCCCAATCGCGCCTGCCTACGCTACAGCAATCCTGAACGGTGATACCGTTAAGGTTGACACTAACGGCTACATCGTAGCTGCTAGTACAACTGATTCAGGTTCAATTGTTGGTGTGTTGGTTGGTTGTTCTTACATCAACTCGTTGAGCCAGCCTACGTTTTCACAAGCGTATCCCGCCGCTGTCTCAACTTCTACCAACATGGCTTTTGCCTTCGTTGTGGATGATCCTATGGCAGCCTTCAAGGTCTGCGCTACAGTGGCCGGTTCTACCGCTCCCACCGCTTATAGCCGTGCGATTGTTGGTTCTAACGTTGCTTTGGTTGCTAACGTTGGTTCTACTACCACTGGTGACTCGTATTATGGTATTGACGGTTCCTCCGCCAACACCACCAATACACTTCCCGTTCGTGTGATTGATGTTGTGGCTGATACCGCGACTGGCAACCCATCTGTGGCTGCTACGACTTATTACGAGTTCCTCGTTAAGTTCAACACGAACCAGTACAACAACACCACTGGTATTTAAGGAGTAACTCACCATGGCTATTTCACGCGCACAACTACTGAAAGAGTTGCTCCCCGGCCTGAACGCATTGTTTGGTCTGGAATACGCTAAATACGGCGAAGAGCACAAAGAAATCTACGAAACTGAATCTTCAGAGCGTAGTTTCGAAGAAGAAACCAAGCTTTCTGGCTTCTCAGCTGCACCAGTCAAGAACGAGGGCTCTGCCATCGCTTATGACAATGCACAGGAAGCATGGACTGCACGTTACACCCACGAAACCATTGCGATGGGCTTCTCCATCACTGAGGAAGCCGTGGAAGATAACTTGTATGACAGCTTGTCTTCACGCTACACCAAGGCTTTGGCCCGTGGTATGGCTTACACCAAGCAAGTCAAAGGTGCTTATGTGTTGAACAACGCCTTCACTGGCGGTCCAACATACGGCGACGGCGTGGTGCTTTGCTCTACCGCCCACCCCTTGGTTTCTGGTGGCACTAACAGCAATCGTCCTACAACAGGCGCTGACTTGAATGAAACATCGTTGGAAAACGCTGTTATTCAGATCGCAGCTTGGACAGACGAGCGCGGTTTGCTGATCGCTGCTAAGCCCAAGAAATTGGTTGTTCCTCCTTCATTGATGTTCGTTGCTACACGCTTGCTGGAAACAGAATTGCGTGTTGGTACAACCGACAATGACATCAACGCATTGAAGAACAACGGTTCAATTCCTGAAGGCTACACCGTAAACCACTTCTTGACAGACACCAACGCTTGGTTCCTGTTGACTGACGTGCCTAACGGTTTGAAGCACTTCGTGCGTACCCCCATGTCTACCGGAATGGACGGGGACTTTGACACAGGTAACGTTCGTTACAAAGCCCGTGAGCGTTACAGCTTCGGCGTGTCAGACCCATTGGGCATCTTCGGATCCCCCGGTTCGTCCTAAGCAACGTCTCTTAGGAGATGTTAAAAAAGGGGAGCTTCGGCTCCCTTTTTTGTTGCATTGGTTTAAACGTAGTGGTATAAACATATTAATCCGGGCTTTCCGGTGTATCAAACTGTCCCGGCAGACGACATACCGATTGATACACTTAACTTGTATGTAAGGAATACATCATGGGATTCGCAACTCACCTCGGCCCTTGGCTCTTGGGCACTGTCCGTAACACAACCGGCACTACTGTTGGCACTATTGAAAACTGTGGCGCAACCATGGTTTCTCAAACATTTAAAAAGAACTACGCTGGTCAAGCCGCTTCTGCGACTGCTGACACCATTTGCGTGTTGCCTGCTGGCGCTCAAATCCAGTTCATCCACATTGACACCATCACTGCGTTTACAGGCTCAACTGCCGCAAACGTGACTATTGGTGATGGCTCTACAGCCGCTTTGTACTGGGCTTCTACGGACATTACCGCTCAAGGCCGTGCCGCCGTTAGTAACGCCGCTACAAAGCTTGGCGCATGGTCTGGTGCAGCTACCACTGCTTCACCTAACGGCGCTGGTGTTGGTTCAACAGACGTAAAGATTGTTGCTACATTGACCCCAACTGTTGCCGCAGTGACCGCTGGTACTGTTCAGTACACAATCATCTACACTGTAGCCAACTCTGACGGCAATCAATTCCCAGCTTCTGCTTAATTGATCTAGGGGGCTTCGGCCCCCATTTACAAGGAGATTAATGATGGCAATGCAATATGATGTAAAACAAGGTCACTTAAATCAGAGTGGTTTTTTTGTTCTTGGGCGAAACCGCGTTAAAGGTATTTCGTTTTTTGGTACTGGCGCAGATGGTACTGTAATATTATTTGATACGGCTTCTGTTCCAGTAACTTCTAGCGTTACTTACGCTCGCTCTGGTACAACCGTAACCGTAACTAAAGTTGCTCACGGCTTAATAACTGGCGATGTTGTTGGTATTCACTTTGACAGCAATACAAGTGTTTCGGCAACAGATGGAAATTACTCCATTACTAGAACTAGCGCGGATGCGTTTACGCTGACGGACATTAACACTGGAACCATTACTTCTACTGCGGCTTCGTATGTAAGTGGCGGTGGCCGTTGGTTGATGACTTATGAAATAGATGCCACTGACACTTTTAGTAACGCACCATTTATTCCGGGTGAAGGCGTGTTGGCAACTCAAGGTATTTATGCGCTGATGACTAACATTGATTCAACGCAAATTTATTATGGCTGAAACAAAACAGGCAACATTGATGGGGCGTAAGCTGTTCATAGGCATCCCAGCCTATGACGGCAAGCTAAACATCAAGACTGCATTTGCACTGGCGCAGTTAATGCCCAAGGCGATGAGTCTTGGTGTGTCCATCACGTTGTCTGATTTGTCTAATTGTTCAATCATTACCATGGCCCGCAATGCCTTGGTACACGAATTCTTAAAAACAGACTGCACAGAGCTTCTGTTTATTGATGCAGATGTTATTGTTCAACCCGACGACATCTTGCGTTTGATGGCCCAAAGTGGTGGCATGGATATAACTGCTGGCGCTTACCCGCGTAGAGCCAAGGACGCTAAGTTCTTTGCTGACGTGTACTACGACGATAGCGGTGACTTAGAGTTCAAAGGCTCTTTGATGCGTTTAAAGCGTGCACCTACTGGCTTCATGCTGATCCAACGCCACGTCATTGAGCAGATGGTTTTTGCACATCCAGAGTGGACTTACGAAAAGTCACCAACAGAGAAGATGTCGGCAGTGTTTGACTTTGCTATTGTGGACGGCAAGTATGTTGGTGAAGACTATTTGTTCTGCGATAGAGCTACGCAGATGGGCTTCACTGTCTACATTGATGTAGACATTAGCCTCCCCCACGTTGGGCAAGACACATTTGAGCGCAACTTTCGAGAGGAGGTTGTGATGCCGTTGCTTGAAAATATTCATCATTCAAAGCTAAAGGTAGCGTAATGGCAACAAAGAAAAAAGGTCCGTCGTTAGCTATTGGTCGCGGTGAAAAATTACCAGCATCTAAAGGCGCTGGTTTAACCGCTAAGGGCCGAGCTAAATACAATGCCGCAACAGGCAGCAATTTAAAAGCTCCGCAACCTCAAGGCGGTGCAAGGAAAGATTCCTTTTGCGCCCGTATGTCAGGTATGCCCGGCCCAATGAAAGATGAAAAAGGCAGACCTACCCGTAAAGCAGCTTCCCTTGCGAGGTGGCAATGCTAGATTTAAACACTGCGTGGTCAGCAATCCTTTCTTTGGTGATGGGGCTGCTTGGCTACATGATGAATGAAAAGTTCAGGGAGCTGGCTCGTATCACGATCCTGTTGAACAAAACACGCGAGGAGGTTGCCCGTGATAATGTTACTCAAGCAGAAGTGGATCGCATTACGAACCACATTGACCAGCGCTTCAACAAGCTTGAAGCAAAAATTGACCAACTTATTCAAAAAGGATAATTGATCATGGTTGCACCACTCATTGCAGCAGGGCTGAAATATGGCGCTGGTAGGCTGTTAGAAAATGTTGGCTTGCCGTCTGGGCTAACGAACCCTAAAGGTTATTTGATGGGCCAGCTACAGGGTGTAGTAGATAGAACAGCAGGCGTTGCTCCGGGCACAACAAGTTTAATCAGCGATCCAAAAAGCGCTCTTACAAACGCTGCCAAAAATTATGCCAAAGACTTGGCGGTAGACAGTTTTAAAAATCGTTCCGGAAACCAAGAAAACGCCATACAAGCTACACCATCTTCGGGTCGTGAAATGGACACTGCTGATTACGGTGGTGGCCTAAAGCGTGGTGGTAAAGTTAAATCTGCTTCACGTCGTGGTGATGGTATCGCCCAACGCGGCAAAACCAAAGGCAGGTATTTGTAATGCCAAGTACAAGCAAAAAACAACACAATTTCATGGCAGCGGTGGCTCATAACCCAGCGTTTGCCAAGAAAGCAGGCGTCCCACAGTCCGTGGGCAAAGATTTTTCATCGGCTGACAAAGGCCGCAAATTTGCAAAAGGTGGCGACATGAAACACGAAGACGTAAAACTAGACAAAAAGATGATGCAAAAGGCTGTAAACAAACACGAAACCCGTTTGCATAAAGGCCAGCCAATGACTAAACTTGCATCTGGTGGGTTTACACGCGCTGCCGATGGTATTGCTTCTAAAGGCAAAACCAAAGCCAAGCAAATTAAAATGAACTACGGCGGCAAGTGCTAAAGGGTTTAAAAATGAAAAAACGTCAATTTAAATTTGATGAGGGCGGTGATGTGATGGAAGCAATTAATGCTTCTGAAGACGCTCAAAGCATTGCCCGCTCTATGGAAGCTGGCCCCAAAAATGAATCTTCTTCTAAAGCAGACAAGCCTAAGAATCGCGTAGTGTCTAAGAAAGAACTGGAAGACTCTGGTTTGACATTACGTGAATTCTTAAATCGCGAGCGTGGCTTAAAGGCTCGTCGTGAGAAAGATCCTACTGCCGGTGACTCTCCTGACCGAGCAGCGCAAGAAGCAGCAGACGCAATCGATCCCGGTCGTGACATGAGAACTCCTCGTTACACACCGCCCGGCAGCGCCCCTAAGCAAACTACGCAAAAGCCTAAACCTAAAGTGTTTATGCCTGACCGCCCAGACAATAGCTACTCCGGCGCTAAGTTTAAATCAGGTGGTTCTGTCAGTTCTGCTTCACGTCGTGCCGATGGTATTGCTACCAAAGGCAAAACACGTTGCAAGGTTTGCTAAGGAAGCACCATGAAAAAATACGCAGAAGGCGGCGTTTATACCGCTGAAATGGGCAAACCTCCAACAGATCCTGAGGGCGTTCCCGCGTCTAAACAGGCTCCTAAGAAAACTGCGCCCCCAAAGGACACAGTATTTCGTGAAGGCATGCCTGTGCCGCAAGATGTTGATGGTGCATCTGCCCCCCGCAAAAAGAAAATGGCTTCTGGTGGCTACACAAAAGCCGCAGATGGCATAGCCCAGCGTGGTAAAACACGCGGAAAGATGTGCTAAATCATGAGAGCCAGCAGAGGAATGGGCGCTATCATGCCCTCAAAAATGCCCAACGGTGTGCGTAAAGCACGCCGTGACGACACTGACTTTACGCAATACGCTGAGGGTGGACCTGTTGGCTTGTATGCCAACATTAACGCCAAGAAAAAACGTATAGCGGCTGGCTCTAAAGAGCGTATGCGAAAGCCCGGTCAGAAGGGCGCTCCTACCGCTCAAGCTTTTATCAATTCTGCGAAAACGGCTAAAAAATGACCACTACCGGATCCACCCTCTTCAATATGGACTTCACGGAAATTGCCGAGGAAGCGTGGGAGAGGGCTGGCCGGGAAATGCGTTCTGGTTACGACTTGCGTACAGCACGCAGATCGATGAACCTGATGACCATTGAGTGGCAGAGCAAGGGCATCAACATGTGGACAATGGAGCAAGGGATCATTAACTTGACCCCCGGCTTAGCTACCTATGCATTGCCTAAAGACACCATTGATTTGCTGGAGCATGTAGTCCGTACCGGACAAAACACAGCCTCCACACAGGCTGATTTAACCATCACTCGTATCAGTGTTTCTACTTACGCCACCATCCCCAACAAACTGCAACAGGCCCGCCCCATTCAGGTGTGGGTGCAACGTTTGTCAGGTGAAGTAAACCCAACTAGCGCCACATTGGTCGGTTCTATTGGGGCTACTGACACAACCATTACGCTTAGCACGGTCGTAGGCTTGGCTGGTTCAGGCTTTATTCGCCTTGAGACAGAAGACATTTATTACACATACGTCACCGGAAATGTGCTGGGCGGTGTGTTCCGTGCCCAAAACAATACCACCGCAGCTTCACATGCTAGTGGGACTGCAGTCTATGTGCCTCAATTGCCTGCCGTGACGGTCTGGCCTACACCTGACAACTCCACTCCTTATCAGTTTGTGTACTGGAGACTGCGTCGCGTTCAAGATGCTGGCGCTGGTGTAGAAACAGCAGACATGAATTTCCGCTTCCTACCCGCTTTGGTGGCAGGCTTGGCATATCACATCGCAGTCAAAGTACCCGATCTAATGAATCGTGTAGACATGCTGAGACAGATGTACATTGAGACTTTTGAAATTGCAGCCGGTGAAGACCGTGAGAAGGCTTCCTCTAGGTTTGTACCAAGGCAAATGTTTATTGGTGGTTCCTGATGGGTAATCGTTTTGCATCCGGCAAAATAGCGATTGCTGAATGTGATCGTTGCGGCCAACAATACAAGTTAAAGCGCCTTAAAACAGAAATCATTAAGCAGCGCCAATACCAGCTATTGGTGTGTCCAGAATGCTGGGACCCTGATCACCCACAACTGATGCTCGGTACGTTCCCTGTTGATGATCCACAGGGCTTACGTAACCCACGCAAAGACACTACCTATGTCACAGCTGGTTTAAACGGCTTGCAGTTGTATCCAGTTAACAATCCAACTGGTGGGTTTCCAACGGGTGGTTCACGAGACATTCAATGGGGTTGGCTGCCCGTAGGCGGATCTAGTAATTTTGATGTAGCATTAACTCCAAACTACCTTGTTGCTACAACCTCAGTTGGAACGGTAACAATATCATGAAAACTTGTTCTCGTTGCCAAATTGCTAAATCTTACGACTTGTTTTACAAGCAAGCCGTCAATAGTAAAGATGGGTATCAAGCTCATTGCAAAGCTTGCGACAATGCACGCAAAAAAAAATGGGCATTAAAAAATCCTGAATTGGCTGTAGCGTATCGTAAAACGTCTGACATCAATCGATATCAAAATCACAAAAATAAAGTCCAACAAAAAAATAAAAACTGGAAAATTAACAACCCAAGTAAAGTTTTAGCAATGGACGCACGGCGTAGAGCAGCTGTCCATTTACGCAAGCCCAGTTGGTTTACCGATGAAGATCACTGGATGGTAGAACAAGCTTACGAATTGGCCCGATTAAGAACACAGTTGTTTGGTTTTCCATGGCACGTAGATCACATCATTCCGCTGCAAGGAAAGCTTGTATCTGGGTTGCATTTGCCTCATAATTTGCAAGTAATACCGGGCTTAGAAAATTTGAAAAAATCAAATTGTTTTGTAACTATTTAAGGAGCTTAAAAATGGCATACACACGATCAGCAGACGGCATCGCTAAAAAAGGCAAGACCGAAGGTAAAAACTTGGGCGATAGCGGTCCTACAGCCAAGCAAACCATGGGCGGTAAAAAGACATCTGGTGTTACCGGCATGGAAATGCGTAAAGTTGGCCGCAACATGGCTCGCGCCAACAACCAAAAGCGAGGCTAATCATGGCAACATTTAGCAAAAAATTGATGGGCAAAGAAGTTGGCGACGCCAAGGTCTATGCCAAACCACACACAATGACTGGCAAAGCTGTGAGCGCTTCTACCAACCCCGGTAGTGGCCCTAACCGTAGTCAGTTGGCTGATTTAGACATGAGCGTTGGCGCTCAAAGCAAATCTGCCGGTAATGAGCCTACCAAGACTAGCGGCATCAAAGTGCGCGGTACAGGTGCAGCTACCAAAGGCTTGATGGCACGGGGTCCCATGGCATGAATTACACCCAGCTTGTCACTGAGGTAAGCAACTACTGCGAGAACTCATTCCCAACTGACGACATGAATACATTCATTCGTCAGGCGGAGCAACGCATTTACAACACTGCGCAGCCAGCTAATTTGAGAAAGAATGTGACGGGCACAATCACGTCGGCTAACAAGTATTTGTCAGCGCCTACGGATTTTTTATCGGTGTATTCCATGGCTGTGTACCCTCAAGCGGGTGGTGACTTTCTGTATTTGTTAAACAAGGATGTGAACTTCATGCGTGAAGCGTATCCAAACCAGACAGCTACAGGCAAACCAAAGCATTACGCCATTTTTGGCCCTACGGTCTCCTCAGTAGGTGCAGTCACCAATGAGTTGTCTTTCATCATTGGCCCAACACCTGATGATGTATACGCGGTAGAACTGCATTATTACTACTACCCAGAGTCTATTGTGACTGCCAGCACCACATGGCTGGGCGATAACTTTGATTCCGTTTTGTTGTATGGCACGATCTGTGAGGCTCTGATGTACATGAAGGGCGAGGCTGACATGGTGAAGCTGGCTCAAGATCGTTATGTGCAGGCAATTGCTCTGTATAAAAACCTTGCAGATGGCAAACAGCGTGCTGATGCTTATCGTGACGGGCAAGTTAGGGTATCTGTTTCATGAGTTCGATTGTCCAAACACAGACCACCAGCTTCAAAAAGGAGTTGTACCAAGGCATTCACGACTTAACGACCGACACGTTAAAGATTGCCTTGTACACAGCCAACGCTGATTTAAACGAAGCTACCACCGTTTACACGACCACCAATGAGGTAACTGGCGGTGGTTACACGGTTGGTGGTGTTGTATTGACTGGAACCACAATTAACTCTGATGGGTATACGGCGTATGTCAACTTTAACAACGCTTCTTTCAGTGCTTCAGTGACAGCTAGATGCGCATTAATTTACAATGCAACTCAAAGCAATAAGGCTATTGCTGTATTAGATTTTGGGTCTGACAAGACCTCTACCAGCTTTGTAATTACGATGCCATCTAATACGTCAACAACCGCGTTAATACGCTCTTCCAATTAAGAGGAAATCATGACTAAAGAACTTTCAAACTTTGGTGACCACGCAGTAGTCAGTATGCGTTCAAACGTGGCCGGCAATGAGACTGTTGGTATTGAAGGCGTTTACACGGTGGTGTGCCGTGATGCTCAAGGCAATGTGAAGTGGGAAGATCAGTTTCCTAACCTTGTAAACGCTGTCGGTAAACAATTGATGCTTGACACATTGTTGTCTGGCTCTGCGTATACCACTGTTGGCCCATTCCTTGGTTTGATTTCAGGTGCAAGCCCCACATTTGCGGCATCAGACACCATGACCTCTCACGCTGGCTGGACTGAGTTTACTAACTACACGGTTGGTGCATCTGCTGTACGTGGTACTGCATCGTTTGCAGTTGCAACGTCTACTGGAACAACCCCAACCAATGTAACGTCTAAGACCGCTACAGCCATTGTTTACACCATCACAGGTGCAGGCGGCACGGTGGGTGGTTGCTTCTTAGTTACAGGCACTGGCGCTGTATCTACTCAAGGCAGTACCGCTGGTACTTTGTACAGTGCTGGTGCGTTTGCTACCGCTAAAATTACCACTGCTGGTGACACTGTCAGTGTGACATACAGCACTACGGCCACCAGCTGACCGTGAAAGGGCTGCTGTGTTCTATACATACGCGCACTACACCCCCGAAGGTCGCTTGTTTTATATAGGCAAAGGCCAAGGAGTACGTGCGTATGCGTTTTATCAGCGAGGTTCTCATTGGAACAACATTGTTAAAAAATATGGTGAGCCTAAAGTTGAAATATTGGCAGATTGGGATGATGAGGCCAGCGCATTTGAACATGAGAAATTTTTAATTACTTGTTGCCGTGACTTGGATGTGAGGCTATGTAATAAAACAGATGGCGGCGAAGGCGCTTCTGGTTACAAACACACCGCTAAACAGCGTGAAAACAACCGCAAGGCTAGACTAGGAAAACCTGTATGGAATGCTGGCGTACCTTGTCGTGAAGAAACTAAATTAAAACTTAGTATGGCAAAGCTTGGGACTACCCCATGGAATAAAGGCATTCCCTCTGGGTTAAAACACACCGAAGACTTTAAACAAAAACTTCGTGAACGACACACAGGCAATACTTGGAGAGCCGGCAAACCAGCATCAGAAAAACAAAAACAAATTGCCAGCCAGTTGAGTAAAGGCAATAAACATGCTGCCGGTAACACCAACAACCGCCGCTGGAAGTGGGTGGGTACAAACATTGAAGACGGTAGTGTTGTTTTGTTTATTGGTTCTATTGCGCTAAATGCAGCGGGTTTTCAACACGCGAATGTAATCAAATGCTTAAACGGCACACGTAAGTCGCATAAAGGCTACACTTGGCATAAAGAATTATTGGAGATTAAATAAATGGCTCTTGTACTTGCTGATCGGGTCCAAGAGACCACGACGACTACCGGCACTGGCTCAATTACTTTAGGTGGAGCCGTTCCCGGTTTCCAAACGTTCGCGGTCGTTGGCAATACGAATACGTGTTACTACACCATCGTAGATGGCTCTGCGTGGGAGGTGGGCATTGGTACGTACTCCACGACTGGCCCGACCCTAGCTCGTACAACGATCCTGTCAAATTCACTTGGCACTCTAGTAGCTATTACACTGACTGCCGGTACAAAGAATGTTTTCTTAACATACCCAGCAGAGAAGTCTGTCAATCTAGACGCAAGCAATAATGTCAGCCCTTTAGGCACTGTAGCGTCTGGTACATGGCAAGGTTCTACAATTGGACTAGGCTATGGCGGTACAGGACAGGTAACGGCTAATGCGGCTTTTAACGCGTTAGCGCCTGCCCAAACAGGCAATTCAGGTAAATATTTAACTACTAACGGCACTGACACCTCATGGGCCACTAATGCTGGTGGTGATGTGGTTGGCCCATCAACTGCGACGGCTAATGGTATTGTTTTATTTGATAGCACCACTGGGAAATTGATTAAAGATTCAGCCGCTACAGATGGTTTAATTCAAGGCATGACTGTAGGTTTGGGCGCTGGCTCTAGTGCTTTCAATACCATTGTAGGATACCAAGCACTGTCAGCAAACTCAACAGGCGTCGGTCTCACGGCTTTTGGCTATCAAACTTTAAAAGCAAACACGCTTGGTAATTCTTCAACAGCGTTTGGGTATTTGGCTTTAAAAGCAAACACAATTGGCTCAGGCAATACCGCCATTGGCGATCAAGCGCTTTCTTTAAATACCACAGCATCAGGTAATACAGCTGTTGGCTCTGCTGCTGCTGGTTTTTCTCTTACTGCTACCGGAATTAGCGCGTTAGGATTTTCTGCGTTATACAACAATACAGCAAATTACAACACTGCAATTGGGTCATCGGCTCTGTATTCAAATACAACAGCCACATTCAATACGGCTGTAGGTTATCAAGCCGCGTATTACCAACAAACAGGCGGCGGTAATGTTGCAATTGGGGCTTCTGCATTATTTGGTTCAGTCACTCCAGCAAATAACACAGGGTCAAATAATACAGCCGTAGGAGGCTACGCCCTTTCTTCCAATACCTCTGGTGCCGCAAGTGTGGCTGTAGGTTATGGGGCGGGCCAGTTTAACACCACAGGGCGCGTCGTTGCAGTGGGGTTTGGAGCCGCTAGTCGAAGCACAGTGGGGTCGGGCATTACTGCAATTGGCTACAGCGCTTTAACATCTAACACAGGCAGTTACGGCACTGCTCTTGGTGAAGAAGCGCTTGGGTTAAACAACTCATCCGCCAACAACACGGCTGTAGGGTATCGTTCACTTTACAGCAACAATGCTCAGGTTGATGCGGGCTTGTTTGTAGTTGGTACTTCGTATGTGATTTCGTTTGTAGGTACTACAAACTTTACTGCAATTGGCGCGTCTTCCAATACATTAGGGGTAGTGTTTACTGCCACAGGTGTTGGATCGGGTACAGGCCAAGCAATTGCTAACGGCGGGGTTAATAACACTGCTATTGGCTATCAATCAGGGTATTTAATTACCACAGGCAGTAAGAACGTTGTCATTGGCAGCTATACAGGTTTTGCTGCGCCTATTAGCCAAACAGGCAGCAACTACATCATCTTCAGTGATGGTGATGCAAATGTGCGCGGGTATTTTGATAGCTCTGGTAGTTTAAATATTGCTAGTTTGACTGCATCTAAGGTCGTGTTTACCGATGCGTCTAAAAACTTAACATCTACAGGCACTGTTGCAATTGCTCAAGGCGGTACAGGCTTAACTACAACCCCCGCCAATGGCGCTCTAGATATTGGTAACGGCACAGGCTTTACTCGCACAACATTGACTGCGGGCTCAGGCGTAACAATTACTAACGCTTCAGGTTCAATCACAATTAATGCAACGGGTACAGGCGGTGATGTTGTTGGCCCAGCCTCTGCTACAAACAACGGCATTGTTCTGTTTGATGGCACAACAGGTAAGATCATTAAAAACTCAGCCACGCAGGATGGTCTGATCTATGGTCTAACAGTAGGCCGTGGTGCAGGTTCTGTGGCTACCAATACTGCGGTGGGTGCGACTGCGTTGGCGGCAAATACGAGTGGGTCAAATAATACCGCTACTGGAGTAAATACTCTTTTAAGCAACACCACTGGGTCAAGTAATACATCTATTGGTCAGAACGCACTTCCATTCAACACCACAGGTAGTTTCAATATTGCGGTAGGAACAGCATCGCTTTTTTCAAACACCACAGCATCTAACAACACCGCTGTGGGCTATCAGGCGGGATACAGCAACCAAACGGGCGCTTCAATTACTGCGGTTGGTTATCAAGCCCTTCAGTACACTACTCTTGGCGCAAATACCGCTTTAGGTTTTCAAGCTGGTGTAAATAATACTGCTGGAGATAATTTATTTGTTGGCTCTTCTGCTGGCGTAATTAACACCACAGGAACAAGAAATTCATTTGTTGGAACTGGTTCTGGTAAGAATGGAGCCTCTTATTTAACTGCTTCAGACAATACTGCTTTAGGCTACACAGCACTGTTTAATATTGCTGGTGCTGGAGCAAGCAATACGGCTTTGGGCAGTCAAGCCCTCTACAACAACACCACCGCATCCAATAACACTGCCGTAGGTTATCAGGCGGGTTATAGCAACGTCACAGGAACACAAGTCACCGCATTAGGCTATCAAGCTGGTTATGCTTCTACTGGCGGTTATTTGGTTGCTGTTGGACATCAAGCCGCTAGAAATACATCAACGGGTGTATCTGGTGTTGCGGTTGGCAATGGCGCTCTTACAGCAAACACAACTGGTTCGCAAAACACAGCAATTGGCGAGGCCGCTTTAGCCTCCAACACCACAGCATCTAACAACACTGCGGTTGGCTACCAAGCAATGTACTCCAATATAGATGGGGCATTTAACGTAGCGGTTGGTCGGTTAGCTTTGTACGCACAGAATGGCACTGGTAACTTACAAAACACTGCTGTTGGCAATTCTGCAATGACTGCTACCACAAGCGGCTACTTTAATGCGGCTTTGGGTTCTAGCGCTTTAGTGGCAAATACCACTGGCAATAGTAACGTAGCTGTTGGTATGCAAGCCCTAAACGCAAACACCACAGCCTCTAACAACACTGCCGTGGGCTATCAGGCGGGAAACTCAATTACAACGGGCGAAGGCAACGTAGCTATTGGTTCTGAAACACTGCAAGCCGTTACAACGGGGGCTAACAACATTGCTATCGGCCTTTACGCATTAGAGTCAAGGTCTACGACAAGTGCTGACAACGTAGCTATTGGCTACGCTTCACAAGTTGCCGCAGGTGTAGCCTCTGCCAACGTCTCAGTTGGTAGCTCTGCATTGCGCTTTACAACAACTGGTAACAACAATACTGCTCTTGGATCTAACGCTCTCTACTCCAACACCACAGCATCTAACAACGTTGCTGTAGGTTATCAGGCTGGTTACGCCAACACCACTGGCAATATTGTGGCAGTTGGTTTTCAGGCTTTAGTGAACAACACCACGGGTACATATAACGTTGCTTTAGGTGCAAGCGCCTTATTTACAAATAGTACAGGTACTTCAAACATTGGTATTGGTTTTAACGCATTAAATAAAAATACAACAGGTATTAGTAATTTAGCCATTGGTTCTTACGACATTAATTCTGGTTTGCAAGGTGCTTTATTTGCCAATACCACTGGAGCAAGTAACGTAGCTATTGGTAATGGCGCTCTTTCGTCAAACACCACAGCATCTAACAATACTGCTGTTGGTTATCAAGCATTAGTAAGTAACACAGCATCATCTAACACGGCTGTGGGTTATCAAGCAGGATACACCAACACTACTGGTGTAAACTTAACTACTGTGGGATACCGTGCTGGTTATTCAAACACAACTGGTGAAGTTACGGCAGTTGGTAGCTCGGCGGGAACTAATAACACAACAGGCGTAGTTACTACTGTGGGTGCCGGTGCATTAGGTCAAAACACTACTGGTTTGTATAACGCCGCTTTTGGTGGTGGTGTTCCTTCTGTATCCTATGCCACACTTGGTTTAAATACTACAGGCGGTTACAACTCTGCTTTTGGTTATAGCGCACTTCAGAATAACACCACAGCTTCATACAGCACCGCAGTTGGCTACCAAGCTGGTTTTAACAATAATGCGGGTAACAACACTGCTGTTGGTTATCAGGCGGCTTATAACAATAGTTCAGGCACAAGCGGTACGTTTATTGGTTATCAAGCTGGATACAGCAACAACGCTACAAACAACACGGCAGTTGGTGGATCGGCTTTGTATGCTAACACCACTGGCCTTGGCAATACAGCAGTTGGCTCCCTTGCTTTGACCGCAAACACCACTGGTGTTGGAAACACGGCTGTTGGCGCATATTGGAATGGTTCTGTTGCATCACCTTTGTACTCAAATACTACTGGTGGTCAAAACACTGCAATGGGCCCCGGTGCGTTAGCTGGCAACACAACAGGTAGCACAAACGTCGCTATTGGTAACTACGCATTAACGTCCAACACCACAGCATCTAACACTACTGCGGTAGGCTATTCATCGTTGTATAGCAACACCACTGGCGAACAAAATTCTGCGTTTGGCGCATACACACTTAGCACAAACACAACGGGCGCTTTTAACACGGCGGTGGGGATGCAAGCCCTTAATACTAGCGTTACAGCAAGTAACAACACGGCTGTTGGTTTTCAGGCTGGTTACACTCTTACAGGGTCATCCAACGTTGCTATTGGTTACAACGCTTGTTCAAACGGAACTTCTGGAACTTCCTCTGGTACAGACAACGCGGCTGTTGGAACATTATCGCTTAACTCCATTAGTTCTGGTAGTCAAAACGTAGCAATTGGTACTCAAGCGCTTTATCGCAACACCACAGGAAGTTACAACGTTGCAATGGGTTATCAAGCTGGATATGCAAACCTAACAGGTCAATACAACACATTCATAGGTTTTGGAGCAGGTAACACATCTACCAATACTCAAAATACTCTAATAGGTTATGCCTCAATAACTTCAGCGGCTGGAGATAGCAATGAAATTGTTATTGGTACTGCGGGAGCAACTGGTAAGGGTTCTGGAACAGCCTATATTTCACCAAATTCGGGTGCTTGCTACCAAGGCAACAATGGTGCAACGTGGGCTGTTACTTCTGACCAACGCCTAAAGAAAAACATTGTTGACAACAACACTGGCTTGGAAAAAATCAATGCTATTCAAGTTCGCAATTTTGAGTACCGATTAGCTGAAGAAATTACAGACGTACCGCAAAATCAAGCCGTTCAAAAGCAAGGTGTGCAGTTGGGCGTCATTGCCCAAGAACTTCAGCAAATCTTGCCTGAATGCGTTAAAACAGAATCTACTGGCGTTATGACTGTGGATGCCGACAACTTGACTTGGTACTTAGTCAATGCAGTCAAAGAACTTTCCGCGAAAGTCGCACAACTTCAATCTCAACTTAACCAAGGAGCCTAATCATGGCAACAACTTTTACAACCAAAATCAAAGCGATGTACACCCTGCAACAGCCTGACCCTAACTATGTGGTCAATGCTTTGTGGGAAGTCACAGGCGTAGATGGCGCTAACACCGCCTCTATCGGTGGCAACACGCAGTTCAACTCTGCTGACCAAGAGGGTGCATTCATCCCCTACGCCAGCCTGACAGAAGCAATTGTCATTGGTTGGATTCCTGAGTCTGCTATCACAAGCGCACAGCAGTGTGTACAGGGTCAGATCGATTCAATTTTGAATCCTCCTGTCAGCCCTGCCGCACAGCCCTTGCCTTGGGCACCGTAATTTAACGGGAAGCCACCACCCGATCTTGGTGGCACATTAAAGGAAACATCATGGGAAACGAAAAAAAGACCCCTGTGACAATCGACGGCGTAGAGTACAAGTTTGAAGACATGACACCCCAGCAGCAAGGCCTGTTGAATCATGTTGCCGACTTAGACCGTAAGTTGGACTCAGCTAGATTTAACGTGGATCAGCTTGCCGTGGGCAGAGAAGCGTTCTTCAAGATGCTGAAAGAGGCGTTAGAAGTTCAGCCTGAAGTGTCTGACGTAGAGCCTAAGTAGGCTTGAGGAATAGCCGTGTTTGGTTTCTCCAGCTTTGCCCAGACTCCCTTCGCCACGGTGGGGAGTACTGAGTTCACCCTGACCGCCACGGAGAATTTAGTGTCTGAGGACTCTAGCGTCCAAACATCGGCTTTCCTACAATCTCTTACAGAGGCGTTTACATCAGGCGATATAAGTTCAGCGGCTGGATTGTTCTTTGTTACCCGCAATGAGAATTTCACATCAGATGACTCAAGCACGCAGACTTCATCGTTTACACAGAACCTGACTGAAAACTCAACATTAGACGACCCAATTAGCGTCCAAGCAAACTCTACCGTTTCCTTGGCAGAAAACGTTGTTTCAGCCGATGACAACACGACCTCCTCTGCATTTTTGCAGTCAATTATTGAAAATCTGCTGGCCGAAGATTCCGCAATCATTTCAACAATCTTTATTTACTCAGTCGTTGAAAACATTACATCTGCAGACATTATTGCCGCCCAAGCACAATTTTTAGCAAGCGTTGCCGAAAACGTTGTAATGAAGGAAAATACAGTTGTTACTGGATGGTTCAAGATACCCACGGACACCAATGCTAATTGGACCACCATACTTGATGCGCAGTCACCTGATTGGGTGTTAATTGAAACACCACAAGCCCCGTCGTGGACTGTGATCAACAACTTTCAATAATTCCAAAGGAATACTAAATGTCGAGTACCTACTCTAATCTGAAATTTGAACTGATCACGACGGGCGAACAGTCGGGCTCTTGGGGTGGAACCACCAACACCAACATTGGCACGGCCATTGAGCAAGCCATTGTGGGTATGGCTACCCTGACATCCGCAGACTTCACAACCAACGTTGCCACATTGACGTTGACCAACGCTAACACAGCCCAGAATGCTCGGGCACTGTGCTTGGTAATTTCCGCTGCCTCACTGTCTGCCGCAGGTACTTTAAACGTACCCGCCATTCAAAAGCCTTACCTCATCATCAATAACGATTCCTTTGCCATCACGGTCAAGGTGTCTGGCCTGACAGGTGTTTCCGTACCCGCTGGCAAGCGTACAGTGGTCTACAACAACGGCACTGACGTAGGCAATCAGATTGACTACCTTTCTACCTTGGCGCTAGGCACGGCGTTGCCAATCACCTCAGGCGGTACAGGCTCAACATCAACCACATTTGTTAATTTGGCTACCAACGTTACAGGCAACCTTCCTGTTACCAATTTAAACAGTGGCACTAGCGCCTCCTCTGGCACATTCTGGCGTGGTGATGGTGCATGGGCTACCCCGGTTGCTTCTTCTGCAATTAGCCGGGTAGACAACGGGGTAATGAATACTTATTACCTTACCAATCAAACTGCGTTTGGTAGTTACGCTACGGCCAGCAGTCAATATGTACTAGATCGCTGGATTGGGTATGCTACCAATGTGACCAGCGGAACCAATGCAACCTATATTGTAAATAGCAGCAACCAGATGGTGATTACCGCAGGTACACTAGCCGGTACATCCCCCACAATGGGACTGTCTCAGCGAATTGAATCAATTAATTGCGGCGGCCTGCAAAGTCAGTCCATTACAATCTCGTTTGACGCCTTAGCATCAGCCAGCGTAACCGCTTCTGTTTACATAGCCTACGCCAATACTGCCAACACATTCCCAACAGTCAGCACGACTTCAGGTGTAAACCCTGTCACAGGTAGCGGTATGACAGCCATTCTGTCGCCGGTCAGTGTGAGTGTGACTACAACGCTTACTCGGTATTCTGCAACCTTTGACCTGACTAGCGCAGGCGCTAACGTATTAAAAGGCCTTGCAATTGGGATTCAAGTTCCAATTACATCTACGGGCCAGACGCTCACAATTACCAATGTACAGGTCGAAAAAGGAACCTCTGCAACGCCGTTCCAGTATCTGTTATATCAACAGGACCTGTATAACTGCAGCCGCTATTACGAAGCTATAACTGTAGCTTTGTATAACAGTGTTGTCAGTGTGCCTTATTGGGCAGCTAAATCCCCAAAAAGAACTACACCCACTCTTACAGTTTCCGCACCATATGGCAGTGGGGCTGTGTTTTCATGGGCACAGTACACCAATCCTTCTGTTGGTTATATATATCAAACTACAGAACATTCTAGTCTTGGTGTTGTTGCCCTCGTTTTGATTAATGCCAACCTTTAATTGGAAGCCAAATGGAATACCAATACAAACTGTACCGTTCACGTCCTACCGGCAACATTGACTACGTTCTTCTGATTCAAGGTAGTGAAATCTCGTCTATTCCTATGGATGCAGACAACATGGATTACCGAGCTTATTTAGACTGGGTAGCTAAGGGCAATCAGCCTTTACCAGCCGATTAATTGTGCACATGAATGCGCTGGTTTTTGCTATCACTGGTTCTCTTTCTAGAGGGGGCCACGACAAAAACTGAGTATCGCTGTGTGCGTTGGACATGGACAGGTGATGTTTTCAACCGCAAGGTTGTTTGCCTAGAGTGGCGGAAAGTGGAGCATAAGTAATGGATCCGGTTACGGCTCTTGAAGGCCTGCAAAGCGCAATAGGACTAGTTCGCAAGGCCGCTAAGGTAGCTAACGATCTAGGTGGTTTAGCGCCCATGATTGGGAAGCTCTTTGATGCAAAGAGCCAAGCCACCAAAGCGATGGTTGAAGCCAAGCGGTCTGGCAATAAGTCTAATTTTGCTTTAGCAATGCAGATTGAGACAAGTCTGATGCAGACGGCTAAGTTGGAAGCCGAGCTTCAACTGCTCTACATGCAGACTGGCAACATAGATGTTTGGAACAAAATCAAGGCTAGGGCCGCTGAAATGGACAGGGACGATGCGGTAGCGGTGCGCAAGGCCAAGGAAGAAGAGAAACGCCAGCAGGAGGCCCAGCAAGAGCAGATGGAATGGGCAGTTGCCATTGTTATTATTGTGATGCTCGTTGGCGCAGTTGGTTGGGGGGTCACTGAGATTTCTGACCTGTGCGCTAGATCAAGGTGTGGTCGGTGAATGAGTACCAAGAACAATTTGATATGTTTCTCAAAGTCTTTGTCAGGCTTTGCATCGCGTGGTGGGTGCTTGGCTTGCTGAGGTTCCTACCTGATTCTTTGGCAGACAAAATTGTAAATAAACTACTTGGAATGATTGGCCTATGAGTGATGAGAAGCCAGCAGATGTACTAAGCAAGGTGCTGTCCTATGTTGACAGCCCGTTTAAACTGTTTGCTTTGTTGATCATGGCGGTGTTTGCGTTTTCTGGGTACTTTGTTTGGCAGAACCAAGAGTTATTGATGGGTGCTTACAAAGAATCAAAGAAAATGCCAAGCATTGTTGAGGACAGGGTAGAAGACGCTGCCGCCCACTTGCTAAAAACTACTAACGCAACCATTGTGGCTGTGTTTAAAGTAAACCCCATGTTTGGAACCAGAGTGCTTTACCGCGCTTACACCAAAGAGGGTAGGGACAAAATTAATGATGGGTTAGATGTCGGCTTGTTTACACAGAACGCAGGTAACAATGCAGATGTGGTCAAGCTGATGGCTGGCGAAATACCTTGTGGGGAATACAGAGCCGCGCAATCCGAAATGGGCTTGTGGTATATCGCCAAGGGCGTGAGCTACACCTGTCGAATCAGCATCCCACCTGACCCAAACAGATTTGTAGGCCAGATTACGGTGGGGTGGGATAATGAGCCTACCGACATTCAAGTGGCAAGAACCATGATGGAAATTGCAGCAACCATGTTAAGTAAAAGCAAACAGTAAAGGATCGCTATGCTGACACTACTATCTACCCTTATATCGTTCCTAATGGGCGGATTGCCTAAGCTTCTTGAATTCTTCCAAGACCGGTCTGATAAAAAGCATGAGCTAAACCTTGCCCAGATGCAGATCATCCGTGAGCTAGAACTGCGTAAAGCAGGCTTTGAAGCTCAGGAACGCATTGAACACATCAAGTCAGAGCAGTTGGAAACCGAAAGCGCAGCTAACACCACGCAAGTTTTGATTGGTGCGCAGCAAGCTGAGATGCAGGCAATCTACGCTCACGACACAAGTTTAAACGAGGGTACATCTACTTGGATGAAGAACCTACGCGCCAGCGTTCGGCCAGTCATTACCTACGGCTTCTTCTTTCTGTTGTTGTTTATAGATATGGGTCTGTTTGCCTACGGCTGGAACCGTGGCGTACCGTTCACAGAATTGGCTGAGATGTTGTGGGACTCAGAAACTCAAGCTTTGTTTGCATCAATAATTGCTTTCCACTTCGGTGGCAGAGCATTTGGCAAATGAAAATCTCAGACAAGTGTTTACACATGATTCGCCACCATGAGGGGGTGAGGGTAAACCCGTATAAATGCCCAGCAAAGCTTTGGACTGTGGGTGTCGGCCACGTCATGTTTCCAGAGCAAGGTAAGTTAAAAATAGACCAGCGGGATGCGTTTACACCACCCGTAGAGGCAATGCGTAAACACAGTATGGAGGAAGTCGATGCGATACTTAGGGCAGACCTTGCTCGCTTTGAGAAAGGCGTGGCTACTTATTGTCCTGTGCCTCTTACTCAAGGACAGTTTGATGCGTTGGTATCATTTTCCTTCAATGTGGGGCTAGGCACATTACAGCGTTCAACCATGCGTCAGAAGGTACTGCGTGGTGACATGGAGGGGGCCGCAGAAGAACTGCTCAAATACTGCATGGCAGGGGGTAAAATTCTCAAAGGGCTACAGAATCGTCGGATTGACGAGCGTGCCGTGTTTCTATCTTAGGAAGATTTACGCTTGGCCCAATATTCTTTCTTAGCTGCTGATTGTTTTGCACGGTGTTCTGGGGTATCCCATAGCGCCCGCTTCGCTTTGTACTCTGGGGAGTACATGGTAGCTTTCAACCGTGCTTTGCGCTGGGCAAGTGCTTCTGGGTCGCGCATTTTTTCAGCGCGTTTAGGTTGGGCGGCTTGGATGCCAGCAATGCGTTTAGCGTCAAACTCAGGGTCGCCGTTGCGTTCTGACCAGCCCTTCATTGCGGGATTTTTTGCTAAGTTAGTTCGTAAAACTTCCTTTGTGCTCTCCGGTAAATTGCGACTTAGGCCAACTCTAGGAGCAATGGTTTTTTCTCGGTGCTCTGGATCAGACCATAGCGCTTTTAACTTTTGTTTGGTTTCTGATTTAGTTTCGTGGAACTCACCGCCTTTAGATCTATTGGTAAGCGTGCCCGTACCATTTGAGACCTGTCCGTATTTTGCAATTAGTGATTGCTCCAAGAGTTGCGCTGCGGTAACATCCTGAACTGTATGAAGCTCAATAATTACATTGTCAGCACCAAGTTCTTGCACAATTTGTTTGCAGGCTGTATTGCGATGCCCAAGGCTTTTTGGGTTTGGTCTACGGACATTTTTACCCATGCCAACATAGAACGGTATTCCATCGGGCGTCTTCCAAACATAAACGTACATAGTGTTCTCCTTGTAGAAAATGGAAATATACCATGCCGTTAAAAAAGTTGCAATTAAAAAGTGGCGTGAATCGCGAAAACACTCGCTACACCAATGAAAACGGATACTATGTTTCTGACAAGGTGCGTTTTCGTCAGGGTACGCCCGAGAAAATTGGTGGTTGGACACGTCTTTCATCCAACTATTTTCTGGGTGTTTGCCGTTCCTTATGGAATTGGGTAACGTTAGGGGGCGCTAACTACCTAGGAGTGGGCACTAACTTAAAGTTTTACATTGAGTATGGCGGTGCTTATTACGACATTACACCCTTGCGTGTAGTCCCAGCCCCAACCATCAACAACAACCCATTTGCAGGCAATGGCACAACCACGGTGACTGTGACTGATACCGCTCATGGTGGGCTGACCGGCGACTTTGTAACGTTCAGTGGTGCTACGGGCACTTACGCTTCCACATTTAACGCTGAGTATCAAATTACTGTTTTAACAGTAGATACGTACACGATTACTACTTCTACTGCGATTGCGGCAGGAACCTATGGCGGTGCATCGGTTGTAGCTGCATATCAAATCAATATTGGTGCAGCGTATGAGCAGGTCAACCTTGGGTGGGGTTCTGGTGCTTGGGGTGCTGGGCCGTGGGGTACTGGCGGGGGTGCATCTATTATTCCAATCCGCTTGTGGTCTCAAGCCAACTTTGGTGAAAACTTGATATTTGGCTATCGCGGTGGCCCTATATATTACTGGGACAACAGCACCGGCCTTGGAACCCGTGGTGTTTTGGTGTCCAGTTTGCCAAGTGCATCTGATGTACCGCTAATGCAGAACTTCGTTTTGGTGTCTGACGCTTCACGGTTTGTGTTTGCGTTTGGTGTAAATGACTATGGTGGATCTACGCAAAATCCTATGCTTGTGCGTTGGTCTGCGCAAGAAAGTGTAGTTAACTGGACACCTGCCGCAACCAATCAGGCAGGTAGTGTTTTGTTATCACATGGCTCCAAAATTGTGACAGCCATTCAGACCCGTCAAGAGATTGTCGTGTTTACTGATTCTTCTGTGTATTCATTGCAATACCAAGGACTCCCGGTCGTTTGGAGTTCCCAGTTATTGGGTGACAACATTTCAATTGCCAGCCCTAATGCCGCCGCCCTTGCATCCAGCGTTGTGTATTGGATGGGGGTAGATAAATTCTACAAATACGATGGCCGCGTACAAACGCTGCGTTGCGACTTACGTAAATTCATTTTCAATGATATTAATTTAGATCAAAGCGATCAGTTCTTTGCCAGCACCAATGAAGGTTTTAATGAAGTTTGGTTCTTCTATTGCTCCGCTAATGCCACGGAAATTGACCGATATGCGGTCTATAACTATTTTGAGAACAACGGCGAAGGCGTATGGTATTACGGCACTATGGCTAGAACCGCATGGCTTGACTCAGGCCTGCGTGCCCACCCAATGGCCGCTACCGCAAGCAACAACATCGTCTACCATGAACTTGGAAACGATGACAATACAACAGCAACATCATTGCCAATCAGCTCGTTAATTGAGACAGCTGAATTTGACATTGATGACGGCGACCACTTTGGGTTTGTATGGCGCATTTTGCCGGACATCACATTTGATGGATCCGATAGCGGTACAACACCGCAAGTAACCATGACGTTGATTCCAATGCAGAACTCAGGTTCCGGCTACAACGACCCTATTTCATTGGGTGGCAATAGCAATGCAACTATTGTGCGTACAGCGACTGCGCCTATTGAGGAGTTTACCGGGCAGGTTTATGTCAGGGTGCGTGGCCGTCAAATGATTATGAAGATTGAGAACAACCAATTAGGCTGTGCTTGGCAGTTGGGTAGCCCACGTATTGACATCAGACAAGATGGCCGCAGGGGCAACTCATGATTGTTAAATCAGAATACGAACTTGGTCAGGTGGCATCACCTAACTTGCCGTTGGCGACTGAAATCTATTCGCGTACGTACCAAGACCAACTTAACAACGTACTGCGTTTATATTTCAACAGGGTCGATGCCATCTTAGATCAGTTAAAAACTGATCAAATCATTCCACCCTTAACCAATTACACCGTAGCAACGTTGCCAAGCGCTGTAACCTCTGGAAAGGGCGCAAGGTCTTTCGTAACAGATGCATTGCTTCCAACATTTGGCTCGACTGTAGCTGGCGCTGGTGCAGTGGCTACGCCCGTATACTCTGATGGCACAAATTGGAAAGTTGGTTGACATGCAACAAAGTAATAACTTTAACAGTGCGTTAGAAAATATTATGGGCCCGCCAGCCAAAATTCCTGAGGCTAAACCTGACTATACGCAAGCCCTAATCAATCAAATATTAGGTCAAAACACAAGCTCTAAATGGACAGGCCAAGGCCACGGCTCAGCGCAAGCTAACGCCGCTGACATGGCAAAGATTTTGTCAGGCATTGGCATTAGTGATGTTAAGCAGTTTGGTAAAGTTGTTAAAAAAGACGTGCCAACGGAGGTTCGTCCAGATGGAAGAGGCGGGTTTGTCAACCCCCAAACTGGTAAGGCTGTTGACCCAAGTCTGGTGACATCAACCTCAATGTCTGGCGAGGCTGGCGATTCAATGATGTATACAGCCCCCGTTGGCACTCAAGAAGGCTGGGGCAACAAACTGACTGGTGAGTTTGTACCTAATACATATAGTGAGCGTCAAACAGGCAATTTCTTTGGCGGAACATTTGCCGGTAAAGGCAACACTGGATATGGAGTGCAGTTAGATGCGCAGGGCAACCCTATGTTTTACACGCAGGGTGCATCTTCTAATGACCTTGTTAATATGTTTAAAGATAATCCCCTCCTAGGCACAATTGCGCAGGCTGGAGCGGCTTACTTTGGCGGTCCGGCAGGTACGGCTGCATTAGCGGCTGCCATGGGTAAAAAGCCAGTGGATATTCTGAAATCTGCGGCTCTTTCTTATGCTGGCGGCCAAGCCGCAAATGCAGTCTCGGGCATGGAAGGTATAAACAATATATTGGGTAAAACAGGCACTAACATTGCTGCAAATACAGCTAGGCAAATAGTTGGCAGTGGCGGCAAAGTAGATCCTGTCCAAGCGTTGCTCGGGAGTGCCATTAACACTGGGGTAGATAATTTAACATCAGGAATGTTTAGTGAGGATGGATTTGTGCCAAAAGCCCTGCAAGGCGTTGTTGGTAGCGCAGCTAGGGCAGCCCTCAATAAACAACCTATCAATCAGGCAATTGTTGGCGCTCTTGCAAATCAAGCATTTAGTGCCAACGATCAAACATCCGGTTCGCCAGTTGGAAATCAAAACGTGGCAGCAACTGATAATACGTTTAAACCTACGCAATTGGCGGCAGCACCTGTTCAAAGTGATACTAGCCCGATACAATTAATGACAGATATTTTTGGAACCGATATTGCAAAAGCGCAGAAGACTGGCGCTCGTACTTATGGTTTTTCCGGTGGTGGCGATATTGATGAGCTACTGCAACTTTTAAGGAGCTAACATGGAATGGGATGAAACAGGTTATAGCGAAGAGCCAATGGATGATTATGGCCTACCATTACAGCAAAGCTATGAAAATGCATTAATTCAACAAGCCGAGAATGAGCGGCGTGCCGCAGATCAAGCTCAAGCTGACTACATTTCTGCTACCCCAGAATATCGTGATTATGGCGATACCAGCGGTGTTGGTGCCGCAGGAACGTCTTACAATTTTGAAGCAGGTGCAGGCGGCGGCTTGAAGAATTTGCTCAACAAGTTAACTAGAAATAAAGCTGGTCAGTTGGACTATGCCAAACTTGCAATGTTGCTGTACGGTGCTCAGACATTAGCCAAGGGAAACCAACCAGCCCCTAAGCTTGGATTCCAAGGCGTTATTCCAACATCGACAGCCACTACCAACTTAGTTACAGCGCCCCCTCCCGGTCGTAAAGCAGGTGCTTACGGCATTAACTATGGTGGTGATGCTAAATTCACACCTATGGCGGAAGGCGGCTTAACCAACCTAGCCAGTGGCCGTTATTTACAAGGTGAAACCGATGGCATGGCCGATAAAATTCCCGCACAGATTGGACAAGACCAGCCTGCCGCGCTTAGCCATGGCGAGTTTGTTATTCCTGCGGATGTCGTGTCTCATTTGGGTAACGGTAACTCTGATGCCGGCGCTAAGAAGCTGTACCAAATGATGGACAAAGTTCGTCAAGCACGTACAGGCGACAAGAAGCAGGGCAAGAAAATTAACCCAGACAAGTTTATGCCCGGTGGCTTGGCTCAGGCCTATGCAAATGGCGGTAGTGTGTTGAAGTTTGAGGGTGGTGGTGTTACCCCAACTAGCGGTGAGCAGACCATTTCCTCATACGCCGCCCCGTATGTCACCAACATGCTGTCTGAGGCAGAGGCGTTATCTAAAACGCCTTACCAAGCGTACACAGGTCAATTGACTGCCGGCCCATCAGCCTTGCAGACTAAAGTTTCTGAAGGCTTAGGTAAGGTCAACTTCCCCGGTAACCTTGGGCAAAGCTTTAGCGCCTCTGGTGCTCCAGCAATCCCGGCTGACGGCTCACAGCCGTCCTCCTCTGCGGGTGGTATTGCATCGCAGTACATGAATCCGTACTTGCAGTCTGTGTTAACACCTCAACTGGCTGAACTTCGTAGGCAAGCTGAGATTACAAATCAGTCAGGTTTGGGTGCATTGACTAAGTCAGGCGCTTTTGGTGGTGGCCGTCAGGCCATCATGGAATCTGAAGCAGGCCGTAACCTCATGCAGGAAATGAACAAGACTGTAGGCCAAGGCTACTCTACCGCCTATGACAAGGCTATGGGTCAGTTCAACACCGAGCAAGGTCAGTCTAAGGATCTTATGAAGATGATGGCCGATCAAGGCATGGTTGACCGTAGTATGGATGCTGAACAGGTTGCAGCCGATAAAGCTCAATTTGAAGAGGCTAGGGCAAACCCTTATAAGCAACTGCAATTTAGGCAGTCTATGTTGGACAAGTTGCCAATTACAGCAACCAACTACAACAGCGTGACACCTAGTATGTTGGAGACAATGTCTGGCAACTTAACTAATTTAGATGCAATGTTACGCAGACTTGGCCTTCTTGAAACACCTCCTAAGTAATAAGGTTTAAACATGATACGTCCAAGCGTTAATCAAATTACCTCAGCTTACACGGGCCGCATGCCTGCGTTACAAGACCAAGTTGAGAAGGACAAGCAAGCCAACAACGGCATTCCGTCCGACCTGCGCAAGTTGCTTGCGTTGCAGGATTTGACATCTGATCAACAGCACATGGGCATTGATCAGGCATTGCGGTCACCACAGAATCCCCCCACTGTTAGCCAGAGCTTGCAAGACCGTGCCAAGCAAATTTTGCAGGCCAGAATGTCACAGGCTCAGCAAAACAACGCTATTGCCCAGCAACAGCAACAGGCAATGATTAACCAAGGACGCCCCGGCCCTGTGCCTGAGGGCATTGCACAGCCTGCCCGTCAACCAGAAGGTATCGACCAGTTAATGTCTAACGTGGGTGATTCCTACGCGAATGGTGGCATTGTTGCGTTCAGTGGCGAAGACTCTAGCTTTGTTCAAAGCATAAAAGCATTAAAAGACAAAGTAGCGGGCGCTTTTACGGAAACTGACGAGGAAAAGCAAGCACGATTGTTAAAACAACGTTTGCAACAAGAGGGCGCACCTATTGGTTACTTTACCAAAGGTGCAAGCGACTATGAGAAAAGCAGTGCAGTGCGGGATTTTATTATTGAAAATCCCGGCATTGTTAACAGCCCAGTGTTTAAAGCAGATCCTGCTGGCTATGTTACACGAGCTGCGGAAAACAAAAGAACCGCTAAACCTGCAACGGTTACACCTGAAGAAAATGCTGCTGAAGGCATGAGATTGATGAGCCGTGTTGATGCGGCAACACAGCCTCAAGCGGCCCCCGTTGATACTAAGCCGGCTCCCCCTGCCGCACCACCTAAACCGCAGATTACTAAGACTACATCACAACCTAGCATTGCTAACTTACCTACATTGCCACCTGAATTACCTGCACCCGCAGAAGGTTCTCCAAGGGCTATTTTAGGAAAAGGCATGACGTTAGATCCAGACGCTGAAATGAACCGCATTCTGGCTGCTCGTGAGAAGTTAGTGGGCGCTCCTGATACATCGCAGTACCAAGCATTGATTGAAGAACTGCGTGGTCAGAAAGCCAAGCTCCAACAGAAGAAAGAGCCGGGCTTTGATAGCCTGATGGAGTACTTCGGTGAGATTGCCGCAGGCCCCACAGTAGGACGATCCGGTAAAGCTGGCGCTATGGCCGCTGAGCGTTTACGCTTACGTGAGCTTGAGAAAGAGAAGCAAGCCAATGCGCTGTCTGAACGCATGATTGAAGCCGCCCAGAAACAGCAAGACGCTATCTACGGCTACAAGAAGGAAGGCTTTGCCCTCAGTGAAACCGAGCGCGCTCGTGTGTTTAAAGAACGTTATGAGTCTGCTAAGGCCGCTGGTGAGTCTGATGACCGCGCTAGAACATTAGCTCAGCAGGCTGTGTTGGAGCGTGAACGTAATGCCGCCACAGTTAAGGCTGCTGGCATTAGTGCTGGTGCCCGTCAAGGTCAATTGATGGACATTGCTCAAGCCCTAATAAAAGACGATAAGACTGGCAAGTTAGATTTGAAAGCCGCTTTAGACAAAGCCGCTCGTATTGTTGGAGTGACTCAACTGGCCGGCCAAGATGTTCGTTCTATCAAGGACAAAGAGGAGCGAATTGCCAAACTTGAAGAGCGGTATCCACTGTGGAGCCGAACAGGCCCTAGCAAAGGTGCTATTGCTGCTAGAAAGGAATTTGAAGAAGGCATGGCTAGAATTGAAGCCTCCTATAGCGGTGCGGGCGGAGCTGGTTTAAACTCTTTACCAGCCACACAAGCTGGAGTTAAAATTCTCAGCATTGAACCATCACCAACATAAGGTAAGTTGCCATGTCGATAGCTCGTGTTCAGTTGCCGGACGGCAGGATTGCTACTGTTGAAATCCCAGACGGACTGTCAATAGAACAAGCACAGACATTACTTAATAAGCAATTTGCTCCTAAACCAGAAGAGCCCGCAATTGGGCCTGCTGGTTTCTCATTAAAAGATACAGCCCGTACCGCTCAGCAGGGTCTGTATGGTGGACTGCAATCTTTAACAGACATATTTGGCGCTGGTAACGTAGCTTCCAAAGAGCTTACAGAGCTTCAGCAAGAAGCCGCAGGCAAAATGTCAGAAGAGCGTAAGGCTGAGATTGCCCGACGTGAACTGCTTAAAAAGAAAGCTGAAGGCGATACTTGGGAAGAAATTAAAGCCACTGTGGGTGGCTTTACGGAAGCACCGTTGCAGACGTCCATTGGTGCATTAGCGTCTAGCGTACCAATCATTGCCAGCGCTTTCCTGCCCGGTGGACAGCCTGCCGCCGCCGCTGGAGCCGCAGGCCGTATAGGGCTGGGTGCAAGAGCCTTAGCCGCCGCTAAAACACCAGCCGCAGGCATCGGTGCTTTGATGGGTGTCGGTGGTCAGAAAGGCCAAGACTACCAAGCAGTTAAAGAAGCATTGCTTGCAAAGAATTTTTCTGAAGCAGACGCAGAAAGACTCGCACAAGAAGTAAGTGGTTACTCACTTGAGAATGCTCCACGTCAATTGGCATCTGGTTTGATGGGTGGCTTAGAGGGTGTGACGGGTATCGAAGGCTTGCTTGGCCGTGCCGGCAGACTCGGTAAAGCGTTGCCTAAAGTTGAGAAGGCTGTTGATTTGCCTGAGCCAACATTTGGTCAAGCACTGCGTAAGAACATTCTTGGTGAGGCTGCACCTGAAGCAGCACAGGCCGCTACAGGGCAAGTTGGCACTAACATCGCAATGAATCAGGCCGGTATCCCAACTGACCTGACATCAGGTGTTGCGGCACAAGTCATCCATGATGCACTGGTCGGTGGAACATTAGGAGCGGCTACATCACCACTCAAGATGCGTGAGATGCGTCAAGAGTATGTCAACGATGAGATTGCCCGTAAGCGTGAGGAAGACGCAAAGATTGCGGAAGGCATTAAGAAAGCCGCCGCACAGCGTGAGCAAACTAAACAGCAGATTGTTGGTGATCAGCCTTTGCTGTTAGCAGGCCCTAGCCAAGAGCTTGAGCCTACTAGAGAAGTTCCTCCTCTTCAAAATCCCATTGGCAACCTAAGGCCTGAAGAGCTAGGCCCTGAAGTTACCAGCTACATTAATCAATACCGCAAAGCAAACAATCTTCCGCGTTTAAACACGTACTCTATCGAGGACGTCAAAGATGCAATGACTGCGGTCAACCCAGAAGGTGAGAAAGCCGCTCTGGATTCCATCCTTGCCGCCAAGACTGGTTACACCGGTCAACAGACCATCACAGCCAAGGATGTGCAGAATGCCGCGATTGAAAAGAACGTTGCTACTGGAACCAAAGGGTTCAGCGATTTCTTAGCCCGGACAACCGGTGTAAACAGCCTCGACCAGATGTCTGAGCCGCAGCTGTACGCTGCGTTTAAAGCACTGGCTGACATGCCAGCAAACACAACCGGGCAGCAGATTGTTTTACCAGAAGGCACTAACGCATCACGGTTTACACAGAAACAATACGACGGCGCAGTTAAATACGTTGGTCTGACGTTCCAAGAAAACAATGGCAAGCCTTTGTCTATTGAAACCATTTTGGCTGACATCAAGGACTCAACCAATCTAGCAACTGACCGCGATGCCAAGGCGTTGTTGGATACAGCGATTAACAATGGCGACCTTGAGAAGAGCCAGCAGGTTGTTTACCGCACGTTTAAACCAGATACAGACCAGCTGGTAGCGACGTACCCAACACGTGAGCGTGCTGAAGCAGCAGCCCAGAAGCAACGTTTAAATGTACGTGAGGCTACCCTTACCCAAGTTGCCCCTAAGGCTCCTGTTACACCTCCAAAGGCTCCAAGAGCAGGCCTGCCTGCCGGCTATGACATTACAGAGCGTCAATTCAAAGAAGGTGAACAGCCTGAGGGCTACCAGATTATTTCAGAGGAAGGCGGCAAGCCATTCCCAACAGTCCTAAACCAAGCAGAAGTGCAGGGGAAGATTGACCAGCTTTCAACAGATCGCAGAGAAATTGCTGACAACAAACTTCAAGAGGTTCTGAAGTACGAGCAAACAGTCAATGAAGGCAAGCGTGAGCTTGAGAAGATGGAAGCGGCTGGTGAGTTTGACACTGACGCATACAAACAGAAGAAAGCCCGTCAAGCGGCCAAGGAAGACCTCCTAGGTAAGCGCATTGAAACCCTCTACAAAGAGATTACGTCACTGACAGCGCCTTTGAAGTCCAAGCCTGTAGGTTCCAAGGCTATAGCCCGTAAAGGCTTTACGGTCACCAAGGAAGGTAAGGAGTCCGGTACATTCCCCACCCGTGAAGCGGCTGAGGAAAGCATTCTTGCGGGGCTGTCTGATGAGGCATTAGATGCCTTGGTATCTGATAAGAAGTTTGGTGGCCTAGCTAACCGTGCGGCGGCTGAACAGAACCGTCGCCGTAGTGCTCCAGCTACCAAAGGTAAAAAGGTTTCTGAAGTACTTAAAGACCTTGAGTCTGGCCCTCCAATCGCTGAGACACCTGAGCTCCTAGCGAAGACTAAGCCTTTACGTGACATGCTCAACCGCTTTGGTTTGGGTGATGTTGCCTTAAAGATTGTCAAAGCCATTGAGAACAAAGCCAATGGTTCTTATGCCGGTAAAGTTATTGAGTTGGTTCTTGATTCCAAGCAACCCATACGCACCCTACGCCATGAGTCATTGCATGCTTTGAAAGAACTCGGCTTCTTCACTGACGCGCAGTGGAAGTCGCTGGAGAAGATGGCCCGCAACACGTGGAAGCAAAAATACCTTGGCGGTTCTACAGCCCTGCTCAAAGACGGTACAACAGGCACACGCCTGCAAGCCTACGAGGAGATGGGTCTGTCGGAGGCTGACATCCTAGAAGAAGCCATCGCTGATGCCTTTGGTGACTTTGATGTAAACAAAGCTCCTCCCGGAATGCTGACTGCGCTGCTGAACAAAATGCGTGGTTTCTTTGAAAGTTTAAACAACTACTTAGAAGGCCGTGGCTTTGAGAATTCACAGGACATCTTTGGTGCTGTTGAGAAGGGCCAGCTAAAAGCCGGCCAAGCTCAGGCCGGCGGTAAGAAGCTTAGTGTGCAAGCGGCTGAGGAAGGTGAACCTGTTAAGAAGGTTGACCCTAACGACGTTAGCAACATTGTTAACAACAGCCCGTACAAAGACGCAGGCATTAATGTATTGAACTCACAGATTGAAAAAACTTCTAAACCATTGGAAGTCGATGATGTGGGGGTATTGTTTGACAGCGCCTACAAGGCAGAGTTTGGCAAACAAGGTGATTGGCGCAACCCCGCTGACTTTAAACGAGCCGTTGTTCAGGCGGTTGATGAGTTACAAGTTCAGTTGCAACAGGCTAAATCTGGCCTAGACTGGTACGACGAAGATATTGCCAAAGCTTTTGAATTAACTCAGCGTTCTATACCCAGTTTAAAGAAGCCTGAAAAACGTGCTTTGTTCTCAGTGATTGCTGGGATTATGTCTCCTAGCACCAACGCCCGAGACAACTGGGTCATTGCCGCGCAGGCCTATCAGCACTACGAAAAAACTGGTGTTCTTCCCGGAACTAACCCTGCAACAGGTGGCCTGTGGATGGGCGGTTTGGAATCAGCAAACAAGAAAAAACAGTTAGACATGCTTAACGCAATGTTGCAACCTAAGTCCAAAGGTGGTTTGGGTGAAAAGGGTGCTGTTGAATGGTTGCAGGGTAGCCACACAGTTGCAGACATTACCAAGTTGCGAGCACAATACGGTGGCATGGGTAAGTCTAATGTTGGCGGAAAAGCAACAGATGTTCTGCCCGGCTTTACCGCCTTTGGCCCCAAGGTTGGTCCATTTGTAATGAATATAAATGGCATTCATGAGGTCACAGTTGATGTGTGGATGACACGCACATTCAACAGATATTTTGGACAGATGATGGGGCCTGATGGTAAGATGGTTCGTGCCCCAACAGAGCCACAGCGTGTTGCAATTAAAAATCTTGCAGTGTTAGCGGCACAGCAACTGGGCATTAAACCGTATCAGGTGCAGTCTGTTCTTTGGTTCATGGAACAGCAGATATTTAACAAGCTTGGAACAGGAGCAAAGAGCTATGGCTTCAGCGACGGCGCAGTCAAATTTAGCGAAACGCAAGGCGGAGTTGGTGGAGCAAAAGTGCCTCCTGCAAACAGCGGCTCTAATGCGGTTGCGAACCAACCAACCGGACAGCAAGCTGGACGAGCTGGCGTTCAAGCGGGTCAACCAACAACTAGAACAACTCAGCAAGGAGTAGACAATGCAACAGGACGCAAACTTCCCGTTGGACAAACTGCCGTTCGATCCGGCACAGGAGGCCGGAAAAAGCTCTCCGTCCAAGCCGCTGAGGAGGGACAGCCCGAATCAGCCGGAGACCGAAGAGGACGGAATCAGGGCAGAGGCCTTACGCCGCTTGCAGGTGCGCCGATTATTTCAGGGGCAACGGGGCCAGACCCAAGGATAGTCCAAGTCGCAGAGGACTACGCAAAGCAGTATGAAATTTCATACCGCAGGCAAGCAGTCTATGCTGAAATTGATGAGGATTTTTCCAAGCTAATCGCTGATGCCTATGAGGCGATGCCTCATGCCCCACAGGATCCTAAGGTCAAAGAGGCCTACCAAGATCTGATGCGACAAACTAGGAATCAATATGATGCCTTGGTTGACGCGGGGTATTCCTTTACATTCTTTGACAGCAACACCGACCCGTACGCGGGCAACCCGTTTAACGCAATGCGTGACTTGCGTCAAAACCAACAGATGGCTGTGTATGGAACCTATGATGGTTACGGCACTGACGGCATTACTGGAGCAGCCGTTGAAGACAACCCTATGTTGGAAGATACCGGTCTGCGTTGGCCTGACCAAGACGGTGTGGAGCATATGGTTACAGCTAACGATCTGTTCCGCGCTGTGCATGATGCCTTTGGTCATGGTTTAGAAGGGGCAGGCTTCCGCGCCCAAGGTGAAGAGAATGCATGGCAAGCACACGCACGTTTGTTTACAGGCCCTGCTGTGGGGGCTATTACTAGTGAAACTAGAGGGCAAAACAGTTGGCTTAACTACGGCCCATACGGTGAAAAGAACCGTACCGCCAAACTTGAAGATACTGTTTTTGCTGAGCAAAAAACTGGGCTGTTGCCTCCTTGGACATGGCAAGATAGGCTTGTTGATGACGAAGGCTTGGTGCTGGGTGTTCAACAACCTGACGCAATCAGCATTAAAGGTTTGCATTACGGCAAAGCCCGTGTAGCAGAACTTGACTCATCTAAATACGGTACAGGTCTTCGTGGTGCTGAGCGTCGCAGGCTTGAGCAAACTGATGATGAACGCATTAAAAAGCGTGTGTATTTTTACGTTCAAAAGCCAGACGGCTCAACACCATACCCAGAGTCCGGGGTGGGTCCATACGTTTACACACAACAATTTGACAATGTGCTGGGTTCCGGCCCAACCATGAGCCGTTTATTTAACGAAGCCAATGGCGACTCCAACAACTTTGAGAGCTTAGTGGTAGACGCTGGCTACGATGGCTACGCTGTGCCATCTATGGGCATGATGGTTATTTTGAACCACAACACCCCAGTCAAGTACAAAGGCACACGGTCTGAGTTAACAGACAATCAGAAAAAATTCAGTTTAAGTGAAGCCCCGCCAAATTCTCTTTTAACAAAGAGGATGAGTAATATCGGTATTAAATCTACCGATGATTTCTGGAAGCGCATTCAAAATGTGATGATTGGAACTGGATCTAGAAACCCATCATTGGGCGCGGCACTTGATACCACCAGTACTTCTGATCAAGTAAAACAAGCAATTTCTGTGTGGAAACAAGATGTTGCAGCATCCGGCATTCAAAGCTATTTGCAAAGGTTTAGGATACAAGGTGCAGTACCTGAGCTTGATGATGTGATTGCAGGCCCACCATCGGTGAAAAAAATGCTCCTTGAAGCTGGCATAAGGCCTACATTAGGGAACGCTATAGCCGCATACAACTCATTGCCACAAAGTGCTGTTAATGATGTGCGCTACAGCCTCCGTGAAGCGCCAGACACACCTGAGTTTAAACGCTTCTTTGGCCGCAGCGGATTTATCAACAGCGCTGGCGAACCAATGACGATGTATCACGCAACTGATGCAGACATCACTGAGTTCCGAAGCTCTGAAGACGGCAAGCTGGGCGCTGGCATTTACATGTCATCAGTTCCAGACTATGTCACCCAGTACGCCCCCGAAGGCAACGTGATGCCTTTGTACGCTAGTGCTCAGAATCCATTCATTCTGAACATCAGCGGTGATGCAATTAAAACCTTGTCAGAAACTCGCAGAGCTTATGGCATGGGTATCGGCCAACAGATGGAAGCCGCAGTCTCTTTGCTGACGCAAGGTAAAAAGCGTTTAAAGGATCTTTCAGGCCAGCAGGTACAGAACTTGTTTAAACGCAACGGTTACGATGGCATTCTGGCTCGTGACGACGCCGGGAACATCATCGAAGCTAACGTGTTTAAACCAGAGCAGGTCAAGTCTGCGACCGGTAACGTTGGAACTTACAGTCCAAAGAGCAAAGACATCCGTTACAGCTTGCGTGATGCAACCGACATGTTTGCCGGCAAAGAACTTGAGAAAGCTTCCAAGACTGAGTACAAAGGCCGTTACAAGCTAGTCAACATGGACATTGATGACTTTATGAAGTTGTCAAAGGTGGCTGGTCAAGATGCCGGAGCCCAAAGCAGGGCTGATGCAAGGGTACAAGCCGGTACACCATTTACCACCGTGCCTCATTTGTACGTAGATCCCGATGGTACTGACTTGCGTGTTACCGGACATGACGGTAGACACCGCGCACGTGCTTTGAAGAAGGCCGGCTACGATACCATGCCAGTCGAATTGCGTAGCATGATTCGTTGGTCTGAACAAATTGACCCTGAAAGTTCTGATTACCGTGAAAACTGGCCTGAGCGTATTTATGCTGAGGAAGGCGCTCTGCGTGAAGGTGCATCTATTGAAATGCCAGTCACCCGCGAGCAGTCTCCTTTAAACTACCAAGCGCCAACTAAGAAGTTCAGCGTCCGTAGCGTAGAAGATGCGATCAAGGCTATGCCTAACGGTGACAAGATCCACCAAGCGGTTGCCGGTAAGACTACCGCCCGTGAAGAGAAAAGCATTGCCCGCCGCATTCTGGATGCTTTTGCAGGCGACAGCATTGCCTCACTGCGTCAGCAAGCATTGAACCGCTACAACCAACTGAGCGTCTATGACAAGCGTCTGGCCGACCAAATGGGTGGTAAAGCGTTGCTTGCAGACTCCAGTGCTGAAGCCGCTGCTTTGCTTTCCGACACTGCGTCCGGTGTGGCTGCCGCCGCATTTGGTGTAAACAACATTGGCGGTGCGCCGGTCTACAGAAACGGTGTAACGGTCGTTGACAACTTTGACGGTAAAGTCAAAGGACTCATGGACATCCTCATGCCATTGGCTGAGTTGAAAGACCCATTTGCCTACCGCGCATTCCAGTTCTATGCCGCGTCTAAACGGGGCTCACGCTTTGAAGCCGACGGCAGAGAGAAACTGTTTGACAAAGACGACCTTGCCTATGCAGCGCAGTTGGAAGATCAGTACCCAATGTTTAAACAGGTGCACGCAGACTGGATCACATACAACAACAAGCTCGTAGATTACATGGTCGCTACTGGCATCATCAGCAAAGGCAAGGCCGCTGAGTTTACCAAGTACGCTGATTACATTCCGTTCTACCGTCAGCTAGAAGGTGAGGACACCATCGGCCCCAAGGTCTTCCAAAGCATCTCAGGTGTCAAGGCCCCTAAAAAACTAAAAGGGGATACTGACGCACCGCTTGCCGACTTCATGGAAACCATTGTTCGCAACACCCAGTCGATCATCCAAGCCGGCATGAAGAACACTGCCGGCCAGAAGGCGGTTGATGTTGCCCTGCAGTTAGGTGATGCTGAGTTACTGGAAAAACAGTCTAGCGCTCCCGGAACTGTGACCATCATGCGTGATGGTGAATACAAGTCATACGCAGTTGCTGATGAACTGTTCATAAACTCAGTTAAGAGTTTAAACATGCCAGATGTGAAGCTCTGGGGCATCTTTGCTGGCCCGGCTGGTTTACTGCGTAGCATGGTTACCAAAGACCCCGGCTTTATGTTAGCCAACTTGTTGCGTGACTCCATGTCAGCCTACGTCACTAGCGGTGTCAAAATGACTCCTATTGCTGACACTGTGGCTAACTTTGGCCGCGCTCTTGGTGGTAAAGACCCAACATACCAAGCACTGGTAAAAGCCGGTATCTTGGGTGGATACGACTACGCCCAAGGTGTTGAGAAGAGCGGTGCGCAGCTTACCGCTGACCTACGTAAGCGTACAGGCAACCAAACACTGAGTGAGAGGGCTCAGGACGGCTTTGGCTTGTGGAGCACCTTAGAAAAGGGAACCTCTGCGTCTGATGCCGCTACCCGTATGGCTGTTTACAACCGTGTCCTTGAGGACACAGGCAATGAAGCTGAGGCGATCTTCCGCGCCCTTGAGGTGATGAACTTTAACCGCAAGGGTGCAAGCCCTATTGTGCGTTTGTTGACTGCCGCCATTCCGTTCCTGAACGCCCGTATGCAGGGCTTGGATGTGTTCTACCGTGCAGGCATTCAGCCGTTCTTAGACAAGAACCCAACCGACCGCGCTAAGGCTGTACAGAAGGCATTCTTCACACGGGGCATGTACCTGACATCACTGAGCATTGCGTACTGGGCAATGACCCATGACGATGATGACTACCTTGCTCAGGAGCAGGAGACACGCGACAACAACTGGCTGATCCCATCAATGGGTGTCAAGATCCCAATCCCATTTGAGGTGGGTGTTCTGTTTAAAGTGATTCCTGAGCGCATCATGGGGTATACCCTAGGTGACGATACAGGGAAGGACTTTGCAGAGTCTATGGGCCGTGCGGCTTGGAGCACCTTTGGCTTCCTACCTGTACCTCAGACTGCGTTGCCATTGCTTGAGGCCGCTACAAACTACTCGTTCTACACAGGTAGGAACATTGTAGGTCAGGGTATGGAGGGTGTTTCAGCTGAGTTCCAACAAGGCCCTAGCACCTCCAAGGTTGCATCGTTCTTGGGTGAGAACTTAGGTGTGTCACCGCTCAAAGTGGATCACATGATTAAGGGCTACACCGGAACCATCGGTACTTACATGGTAGATCTGATGGACTCTATCGGTGATTTAAACAGTGAGTCTCCTAAGGCTGCGAAACGCTTTGAGCAGATGCCTGTGTTAAAACGCTTTGCAGTGGATCCTGAGGCAAAGGGTACGGTCACCGCCTACTACAAACTGAAAGACGCAGTTGATGAAACCGTTAGGACAATCAACTTGTTAGAGCGCACCGGTAAGTTTGATGAGTTAGTGCCATACGCTCAAGAGAACGCTAAGCTGTACTCAAGCCGTAGTTACATTTCCAGCATGGAAAAACAAATGAAGAAAATGCGGGAGGCCGCACTTCAAATTAACAACTCAAGCATGAGCGCTGAGGAAAAGCGGGAGGCCTTGAGTGCTGTGAATCAAGCACAGATCAACATGACCCGTCACATACAGAGTGTCAAGAAGATGTTGACAGAGTGATACGACCCGTCTCAAAGAGCCAACCAATGGTTCTGAGATGGGCTGTATCCCAAGCATCAAACTTCTGTTGCTTACTTAGGGTTTTCCCTTGGTCTATGTCTGCATGGCATGTAAAACATAAGGCCGCGATTCTGTAGTCGTGGGCCTTGATGCCCATTCCCTTGCCATCACGCTGTTGGTTGGAATGCGCGGCAACCACCGTGCCGTCCTGCTTACCGCAGATCTGACAGGGTGATTCCCGCACAATCTCAAGGAGCTTTTTGTTCCGGTACATTCTGTTCCGCTAAGAAGTTGATGTACTTGGCGATTTCCTTGCCGGTGTAATCAATGTCACCGTACCCCAGAAATCTGGATGCCACTCGTTTAAACACAGCCTGCTGAGCTGCCTGCCAAACTTCGTAGCTCCAGCCACCATCACCCTCAAACGACCGACTGCCAATAAACTCACAGTATTCCTTCTGAGACTCAGTCATAGGAGGCCTTGGAACTCAGACAGCTTGTGGGCGTAGTGACGTGCTTTGTCAGCATCGTCAGTGCCGGCTTTACGACCGGCCCTCATGGAGTACTTGATGACGTTACCCTTAAGAAATCCAATGAACTCCTCTGGGGTAAGCACTGCCTCCATCACCTCCCAAGGGGAGATTTCCATAGTTTTATAGTGATCGCCATTGACTTGGTAATCGTCAGCGCTTTGGTGAACCATTTCAATCATTTGTTTTCTCCTGTTTAAACGTTAGGTAATACTGCGCCGGGAACTTTGCTTTTTGTTTTACATATTTACGTAGCCATTCTGCCCCGCCAAGCTCTTTAAACATGAGCCACTCAACATCAGACATTTTTACCTGTCTTGCTTTAATTGGCATAGTGGGTTGAGGTCTAGGCATTCTTCGGTCTCCTCGTAGCTCGGAGAGTCCAACAGCCGGCACAGTACCATTTGCTAGAACTCATTTGAATACCTCCTTCAGGTGGCTTGATGTTGTCGCATTTGTCGCACTGTTTAAACTTATGCAAATTCTGCTGCATGCCGTTTAAATCTAGTTGTTGTTTTACAAACCCATTCACTTCTTCATTCCCCTTACAAACGCGGCAAAGCTATGGGCGGTATCGCCAAACGCTTTCATTGCCTCAAATTCCTTAGCCACCTCCTCCAACACAAAGTTGCGTTGTGATGGGGACACGTAAATGTCGAAGTGGTACGGCTGTCCTGTTTTCATTTTGTTCTCGTGTTCGATACGTGCGAACTCATCGTCTTCGTCTGTGTGAATCATCTCTTCTCCTTATGTATTCTGTCCCAGTGTTCTCCATACTCTTCTTCAGCCATAGCCCACTGAAATAAAAATACCCACATGTTGACAGTGTCGTGGTGGATTTCGTAGTAACGCTCAGCCTGAGCAAGGTTCTCGGCCTTACATCTTTCAATGTAGCTTTCTCGCGTGTCATCGTTGTACATAGTCAAGTGTTCTTCCCCTTGAGTTTGGTTTCAATGGCAACCCAACAATCTTCTAAGTCTTCCAATCTGTAAACTGCTTCTTCAAATTCTTTTTTAGTCAGCCCAACCCATGTGCGCTGTGGTGGGGCAACGTAAATTTTTGTGCTTGGTCTAAAGTCCAAACGCTCTAATGCAGTATTGGTAAACAGTTCACCAGCCGTCCCAACAGGCTCATCCTTCGCTTCTAGTGCGGCTTTAATTGCGGTGATGGCCTCGTGGTAATCCTGAGTAAGCGTTAGACCATGAATGTTTGCATCCCTGACTTCTATCAACGCCTCCAATGCAAGGCGTAATGCTTCGTCTTTAGTCATGCTTGTCCCCTTGCTCGGATTATTTCAGCAGGTTCATGTGGTTCGTAAAACCCAATGCCGTTGTCTCTGTCATCAAACAGTTTTGCACACGCCTCACGCTCTAGCGCAATAGCCACATCAACCGCTTTTTCAGCGGCTTTCATTGCCGCGTCAGTTAATCGCTCGCGCTCGGCAGAAGCGACAAGGTTGGCAAAGCGTTCAAGCCTCTCGTCACCAATTTCAAGATATTCTTTTGACCAACCGCACTTTAGCGCCATGCGAATAATGTCTTCTCTGTTCATGACTCCTCCTGTAGTGATACAGGCATGTAGTGGCATGCCTTGCTCTTACTGTTTTTTACATTGACTGTGACGCGACCCTTCGGTTGCTTGGGGTAGTCTGCCCACCGCTTGCAGTTACAGCACTTAGCACTGATCTGCTCGGGCTTGCATAGGATATAACCAAACAGTAACGGGATCATTCACCAAGCTCCTCAAAGATTTGATCCGTTAAATCACGTACCCTCTTCAACACAGCGTTCATGTCTGCCTTGTGTGTAAACTCACCTGTGACAGCCATCTTGATGTTTGTAAGAGCCTTGTACATAATGGGACCCTTTAACGCAAACAACAAGTTGTCCTCGTCATCAGGGTACGTAAATTCAATGACTGCTTTGGTTTTCATTTAGGCGTCCCATTGGTTTAAACACAAGCCATTTATCACCTAGCTGCAAAACTGAACGCACCCACTTGCGTTGATTGTGTTGGTTGGTATGGTCAGGCACTAGATGATTGTTGTAGATCTGCCTTGCCTTCTGACGTAGTTGCTGTGTCTGCATGCTTGTCTCCTGTGATTTTTTCAATTAATGATGTGGGCATCTTGCTTGCAATCCAAAAGCCCAACTGATTTTTACTGTACCCACGCTCAATCATTTCCTCCGGTGTACGGCAACGCCTGTCCACCCCGTACTTACCAACACGGTGCCCCGAAAAGGCACCCGTACTGTTGAAGTACTCCTTACAGCCTTGGCACTGATTGCGGTCACCCTTTAAAGGAATCATGCAACCTCCCGCATAAGGTTCTTGCTGACCTCATCGCAGATCACATCAGCAAATGACTGCCCCGAGGGGAAGCGCATCTGACATGCGTGGTGACCGGCAATGACTTCGCAGGCCTTATTTAAACCATCGTTAAAGCCTTGGATGTAAGGGTCCCCCTCAGACATCCGAATGCTTAGGCCTTCACGCAGAACCTGAGCCATGGTGATGCGTTGCTTTTTAGAAAACTTCTTAAGCTTGACGTAGTCGGCATCGTCGATGTACGTCATAAAGGGTTTCAGTTTATTAGAATGGGTCATCAAAGCTCCCTGTTTCAAATTCATGAACTAAGGCATCAAACCTAACCTTAGCCTCAATGTTTCCGTGCAGCTCAGTACGTGACTGAATTCCACAGCGTTTACACAGCATGTGAGCTGTATCGGTTTCGTTGTCGCACATCAAGAATTCTTGGAAGTCAGGGTTGCGACACAGCATTCCGGCCTTCTGCACACGGTTGTCGTATGCGGTAGCGGATTCATCGTCCTGTATGCGCACTACTGCGCATGCGTAACGTGCCCCAACAAAGTCGCGAATTAGTTCTTCGGGCGCTTCGTCAGGGTGTATGGCTAGCGTCAAGACAAAACCGGTACGGTCTTGCTTGAGCGCTACTTTACGTGCTTCAAATTGCATAGCCATTTAAACGGTCTTCCGTTGGCTGGCAAGGTAATCAACAATGATGTTCAGTCTGTTGATTTCTGCCCGTAGCTTTGCAATTTCTGCATCGTCTTTTGCCATTGTTTCCCGTAGCACAGCCTGCCCCTTGGTCGGCTCCTGCTTCTTCTCAAGCTCAGCATAAATGCGGTTTACTTGATTGACAGGATCCTCATCAGGCCAAGTAGGCGTGTTCATGGCAACTGACTTAGCTGTCCACTTACCTTCCGCCATGGCGACAAGATCCTTGGGAGGCCACTTTTTGCGAATCTCCTCACCAATCTTCCACATGGTGTGGAACTTCCTCTTAGCGTTAGCACTGCCGGTAAAACCGTATTGGTAATACACCGCCTGTACCTTAGAGCGGGGGAAGCCAAGCTTGTTCACAATCATGTCCAAGCTTGCGTAAGGGTGGTCTACAAGAAAATCCAACATAGCGTTGGTTGCGGGTTGTAATTTACGTGATGCTGTGTATCTCATGACCTGTCTCCTCAGAAAGGAATGTCGCTGTCGTCATCGGGGAACGACTGCGCTTGTGATTCCTGACGAACACTACCTCCCTGTGCGTTAGGCACAAAGCGATCCACTGCGATAGACAGATAGGTCTTGCCTGACTTGGACACCTTCTTCCAACCGGACAGCTTCACAATCACCAAACCGTTTTCAGTCTTGATGTTGGTGAGATCCTTCATGTTTAAAGCGATGTTCCCAAAGTAGTCAGGTGACTTAGGGGTCTTCTTGCTTTGGGTTGCAAACAACTGGCCTGAGTCAGGCATTGGTTTGAAATCAGAATTGGTACTCATTTTTGCTCTCCTTTAATAAATTCATAAATGTCGGTTAGTAAATCAAAAAACTCCACCTTCTCTTGGTGCTCAGCAAATACGGCAAACGCCATTTCCACTGCCTTAATGCGCAAGCGCTGATCGACTGTTAAGTCGTTATTCATTTAGCCTCTCCTTCAGAAAATTGCTTTTTAAGTTCTTGGAACTTGGTTAAGACCTGTGTGTACAGGTCGGGGTGCGTCACCTTCAGCGAGTCAAGCTGAAGCTGATTGCTCTTCCAGTAGCTGTTTAAACCAGCTACGGTGGTGCAGTGGTTGGTGTACTCGACCATTCCGTCTGCAAACAATTGGCGGCTAGCGTCTGAGTTGTCCCAACCATCACCCACTTGCAGGGGCTTGGTCTTCGCTAGAATCTTTTCGTACTTGGGGCCGTCTTCCTGTTTGGTTAACTCGCCCATTGGAGCTGTCGCCTGTGGCGTAGAAGCGGCTTTTGATTCCTCTTCGGGTAGGTCTTCCCCTGCGTAGATGTACAGCCCCAAACCGTGCAAAGAGACAGCCTTAGTCATACATCGAACAATTGCGGTGTTGACTTGAAAAGCGTCAGGGTTCTGAATAGGTTGGTTGCGATGATTCATCACAGGCAACATACAGGTACGTGGCTGACCAAACATGGTTACGGTCACCCAAACCATACCCGTACCGTTGACGTCCATGTAGGGCATCTCAGTGTACTGGTCACGCATAAAAGTCTTGACCTCAAAGAATGCGGTTGGGTCAACTTTCAAGGCCTCTTGCCAAGCCCACGCCCATGACAGGTACGTCAGGCCGTTCTTCTTCTCAGTGTTCTCATTAACATTGACCTTCAACAAATCATGCGACGTCATTGAGTTCCCCTTGGTATTGTTTACACCACTTGCTGACTCCACAGAAATCTCCTGTGCATCGCTTGGGTTCGCCTTTGCGGGTTTCGACATAGCCTTTTTCCTTTTCTGCCAACTCAGTGGCTTCTTCTAACGTTTTAAATACTCTGATCGCAGTCTTGCGACCCTCCCTCTTCGTTGCGTAAGTTGTCTCACTCATCCAACGTTCTTCATCGGTGCAAGGCTGTAGCTCGTCACCAAAATCCTGTGCCACACGGGCGTTGCGGTGCATCTCAAGACGCTCACGTACATAGGTCTCAGTCCTGATGGCGTCCCACATTGGGATGTCAATCATGATTGCCTCAGCCTCAGGGTAGCCCTCGCTGTTGTCATGGGGGGAGTAGTCCTTGATGATTGCGCAGATCTGCAAGCCTTTGACTGGAACCTTCTTCACGGTCTCAACCAACCACTTGTAGATATTCAACTGCGTCATCCAGTCATCCTTGCCCTGCTTGACTGACCACGCCTTAACAAACTTGTAATCAATGATTACAACCCCGCCATCTACCTGCTTCTGTAGATCGATTGCACCGCTGATGACAATGCCATCGACCTCGGTAAAGATGCGCTCCTCGTTAAGGTAACCCTCCACTTCCTTGGCTTCAAGCTTGCCGTGCATGAATGTTCCCAGTTGGGATGCAATCATTTTGGTAACGTCTATGGTCATAGACTCATCGTACTGTTCGCGTAATCTGCGAATCTTTGGTGGCGACATTAGCTCGGTAACGCTATACTGTGAGGAGCCCTTACTGTAATAGTTACGTGAGAGCAAAGCCACTAATGGTGCGGGTAAGTTCTGCTTATTGGTAATTTCCATCTTCTCTCCTTGGTGTTATATGACTGACAAACTCAATAATAGCGATGTTACAACAAAATTGCAAGGGCTATCATTAATTATTTTTGGTGAGCCAGCTTCTAAAGCAAATTCTCGGAGGGTTGTACGCTACGGTGGTATGTCTAGACTGATTAAGTCTAAGAAAGCATTAAGTTACGCTGATGTGTTTTTGCAACAGTGCCCAGTGTTTCCTACACTACTGACTGGTGACTTGAAAATTACTCTCCGTATTTACTATGCGTCAAGGCGACCCGACTTGGACGAGTCTCTTATATTAGATCTGCTACAGGGTAGGGTGTATGTGAACGACCGCCAAGTAAAAGAGCGTCATTGCTACTGGGGGTTGGATCCTGAGCACCCACGTACTGAGATGGTTGTCGAGCAGATCGCAGAGGTAGCCCCAAAAAAAAACCCCACCAAGCGAACTCGATGAGGTTTAAACCCGAAGCGGCAACTGCGGGGAGGAGAGATGTCAAATTGTACCACCGTGCATCAACTGATGTCTATAGACATCCATAGAGTTCCACAGAAGTCCAAGTAGTCTGCACGCACTCTACCAGCCGAGCCTTATAGGTACGTCTTGGCGGGTGTGTTTAAACGTTGCGCAGCAGCCCCGGCGTGCTGGTTTCTGTTTAAACATCGCGGCAGCCAGAATACCACCGGGAAGTAAAACACAGCTGTAGGTTGTGTGTAAACATCTGCGCAGCCGCTGCTAAAAATATTTTTTGCATTGCTTAACACAACCTGATAAGTTGTGTTTATAATTAAATCGTTGCTGTAGGAGGTAACAAGGTTAAAGCCATTTACACATGCGTTCCGCTTTACCTAATATTCAGTAGTGGTATTAGGCAAGGCTCCTACCGGACGCAGTTGTAAGTGGCTTTTTCTTTTTCGGGACTAGGACTGTGCAATGGGTTAGCGCCATTGTGGACTTCCTTTCTATGTTTTGAAACACACTGCTTTATGTGAGCAGTTCTAGTTCCTCCCCCTCCTACGACAACCGTACTCCAGACGTTACTAAGGGGTAGAAATCTGCCTGCGTGGAAGCAAAGGGTTACGTGGTATGCGCAAGCTAGGGGGCAGTTCCCGAATAATCCACGGTGCTGGTCGTATCTGCAAGCATAGGGGTCAGCTAACGCTGACATGCAGAAGCCGTAAGGCGGTTGAAACCATCCCTCTCTACTCTCATGGGGTAGGGGGGTCTATGGGTTGAAATTAACATAAGCCCCCCAAGGGGCGATAAGGAGAGAAGATGCGTAGCAAGATCGCAGTCGGCAAAACCATCGCAGGGTTTGCTTACACGGTGTCAAAAAATCACAACGGTGATGGAAATGAACGGGTGCTTATTGACACGTTTGCCAAAACCCAAACAAAAGCCAAGGCTAAATTAGTTAACAGCAAAAGATATTTTTACAGTAAAGAGTATTCGAAGTACAGATTGTTTTCGGTGCATTTGTCTGTGATGCGTGAGCTAGAACTAAATTTGGATGATGGGATGGAAGGCTTTCCGTGCCTTGATGATGACGAAGACTATGAGCCGCCAGTCAAGACAATTAACGGTCGGATTGTGATTGAAGATCCGTTTGATTTAAAGAACCCAGCCACCACAACACGTAGGAAAAACAATGTACGTTAGAAAGGTTAGAGGCCAAAACAAAGTCGGGCGCATCATCATGACTGCGACTGAAGCTCAAATGGTTAGAAAAATAGGCATGCCGCTAGAGACCTACGTTAAAAATTATCTTGCGATCATTGCAAAACAACGCAGATGGAAATGGTATTTCAAAAAGGGGAGCAAATGACTGACATGGAAATACTTCAGATCGCAGATCAGTGCGGGGTTGTTGCAGTTACCAAGCATGAATGGGATGGCAGACGATTCAATCATACTGATGATTATTTGGACGGTGATGGGGCGGCTTTAGTTATCTTTGCCAATTTAATAGCACAGCATGAGCGTGAGGCGTGTGCAAAGGTGTGTGAAGACAGTGTGGAATACGCTGGCGATACTTTGGCTCAAGCCATCCGAGCAAGGAACAAAGCATGAACGAAGAACAAGATAGTGCCACGCTTTTCCGAGGTTTGTTTGTATGTATTGGAAGTTATTTAATTGGCAGTGAATACGGCTCAGCCCTTGGTTGGGGTGTGTGGTTCATTGCTATGTCCATGAATTAATGAGAAGAACACATGACCCAAGATGAAATCATCCCTTTACACATAGAAGACGAGTATGTTCGCAATTATTTGTGGGAGCGGGCGTTAATTGCCATTGATGACCCTTGTTGCCGCAGTCATCCCCACGAAAACATGAACGAATACTGCCAGCACAGAACTGAATTAGCGCGGTATCAAGCCAAACTCTTGGAGAAGAACACATGACAAATGATGAAATCATTCAGATAGCTAGACGGTCATATAAAAGCTGTGAACACATACCCAATGTGAAAATTCCACCAGAATTTATCGAACGCTTTGCCAAGCTAGTAGAACAACAGGCGAAAGCGGAAGAGCGTGAGGCGTGTGCGAAGTTGTGTGACCTCATGGCTGTACGCTATGAAGATATGCGAGGTGCGGCATTGGAATCAGCCGCAGATAGCATTAGATTAAGGGGGAAAGCATGAAGCAACGTGTTTACACGGTCGGTGTCGGTGATCAGGTCAGACTGGTCAGGGCATCCAACCGCAGACAAGCGATAGCGCATGTTTCAACAGGCCTGATGACAATCAGAGTCGCAACACAGGAAGATATTATTAACCAACTGGACAAAGGAGTACCAATAGAAAACTATACACCGCCCGAGCAGATTGAGTTAGAACTTTAATATTAAAACAGGAGAGAAAACATGGACATTAAAAAACTATTTCGCAGAGATTCCCGTCAAACATCAATAGAAGCGGCAATAAGTATTGTGCCGGCATTGACTGACATTCAGAACGCAGTCTTGGCCTACGCCAAAAGCAGACCTACTGGCTTCACCGATGATGAGCTTAGCCGGCATTTCCTAAGCTACGGCTCGACATACCGTACCCGCAGGGCTGAGCTAACAGCTAAAAATTTAATCGTGGATTCGGGAAAACTCGCTCGACTTCCAAGCGGTCGGAATGCTACAGTTTGGGTTTTAGCCTACTACGTGGAGTGATCATGACCCGCAATTACAAACAAGAATACACAACGCAGAAAGAACGTGGCGAACACGAGAACCGCATGGAGCGGCAACGTGCTAGGCGTAAGCTTGACGCAAAGGGAGTGACCCGTCACGGTAAAGACGTTGCCCACGTGAAGGCGCTCAGTAAAGGTGGTTCAAACGCAGATGGAATCAAACTGCAGTCCCCCAGCAAGAACCGCTCGTTTAAACGAACTTCATCAGGCGCGATGAAATGAACGCTGAATTTGTGGATCAGTTCCACTTCAACGAATCTACTCGGGTAGCTTGCCCGTACTGCTCTCAGGAGCGAAGCAAAACAACACAAAAAGACATGACGCTGACGCGCAAAGCGGATGGTGCAGTCGTATTCCATTGTCACCACTGCCAAACCAATGGCTCGGTGCAACCTACAAAACTGGAGAGAAAATTGGCCGCAGTCCCACAAACAACAATCATCTCGCACAAGCTAGGTGATGCGCATTATGCGTACCTAGCACAGCGTGGCATATCAGCCGCAACCGCAGACCTCATGAAACTCTTTGCCGCTGATAAGTATTTCAGTAAGCTAGGAAGGCAGGCAGATGCGATTGGCTTCCCCTACTACCGCAACGGTGCATTGGTTGCCGCTAAGTACCGATCATTCCCCGACAAGGACTTCACACAGGACGCAGGGGGCGCTCATGATTTCTTTGGCATTGAACATGTCATCAAGGGGGAGCCGATCATCATCGTAGAAGGTGAGATTGATTGTTTAACTGCGATTGAGTGTGGTTTAAACAACGTGGTTTCCGTTCCTGCTGGCGCTCCAATTAAGGTGGCTGATGGTAAGGTGCTTCCGTCAGAGGACAAGAGATTTGCCTTTGTATGGAATGCCCGTGAGGTACTCGATGCCGCCCCATATGTGATCCTTGCAACCGATCAGGACACAGCAGGGCAAGCCCTCGCAGAGGAATTGGCTAGGCGTATTGGTAAGGAGAAGTGCAGGCTCGCCAAGTTCAGTCAGAAGGATTTAAATGAGGTGCACCTGAGTGACCCGTCTCGGACGGGACACGTACAGGCGATCATCGACTCCGCCACACCGTACCCTATCAGCGGAATTTCTGACGCAGCTACGTACTATGACCGTTTAAACGACTTGTACTCGAAGGGGACGGGGAAGGGGTTCTCAACAGGGTATCAGTCGGTCGATGAAATTTATACAGTCGCACCCGCACAACTCACAGTGGTGACAGGCTACCCGTCATCGGGTAAGTCAAACTTCATTGATCAGGTGATGGTCAACCTAGCTCGTGCGCATGACTGGAAGTTTGCGGTCTGCTCATTTGAGAATCAGCCTGAGATCCACATCAGCCGACTGATGGAAATCTACACACGCAAGCGCTTCTTTGAGGGCAGGGATCGTATGGCTGAGAGCGAGAAGGAGGAGGCGTTTAAATTCGTTAAGGAGCACTTCCTGTTCATCGATACAAACGGGGAGGAGCCAAGCACCTTGGACTCGATCCTTGAGCGGGCACGTGCGGCTGTGAAGCGGATGGGTGTACGGGGGCTGATCATTGACCCGTATAACTACATTGAACTGCCACGCAGTGAGGGCACTGAGACAGCGGCAATCAGCGACATGCTGACCCGTGTGCAGAAGTTCTGCAAGGCACATGATGTGCATACGTGGTTCATTGCGCACCCCTCTAAGATTACCCGTCAAGGCGTGGAACAGCCCCGCCCTGATGGGATGTCCATCGCAGGCTCAATGGCTTGGTGGGCAAAAACGGATTGCGGTCTCACCGTGCACCGAAAGGATCACCACGTTGAAATCGCAGTATGGAAGTGTCGCTACAGATGGGTAGGGACACAAGGTGAAACAACGATGCTCTACAACAAAACAGCGGGCACATATTCGGAGAACTTAGATGCATTCTGACAGTTTAAACAACCAACCAGCAGGCTCACCAAATGAGCCAGCACAGATCCCAGCAACGCGTTTAAACAAGCGTGAAGAAATTGCTGAGTGTTACGATGAGGGTATGCTTTTTTTAAGCGAACCCGAATACGATGAGGCCATCCTTGGGGTGGCTCGAAGGTTTGGACAGGAGGAGGCCGTTGCCTATGACGCAGACAAGGTCTATGGGATCATTGGCAAACTTCTAGACACAGATGACATCACAGTCATCTATGACTACTTTCAGTACAACATCATTGGCGCTTATGTGGGTGAGCGAACACCCGTATTCGTAGATGTTGTTTAAACGTTCCGCCGGCAGCCAGAAACAAAATCCTGCTGCGGCGTACTGTTTAAACGCATTTTTATAGGCCAAAAAAAAGGGAGCGTAATGCTCCCTTTTCAATCCTTGATTCTCGCTTGATGTACTGCTAGGTGCATGACCTTGTGTCGGCCACACAGTCGCGGGTATCGGTACTCATCCAGTCTATGGACTGACCAAACCCCGTTGTGGTAGGTGATGTATCGCTCTCCGATGGGTATGAATCTCTCATGGTTTACAAGCTCCAGTAAGTGGTCATGGGCATAGGCCTTTTTGAGGAAGTCGGGTGCATGGTGCGTCACAGTCTTAACTTTACGCATCAGTGCACCTCATCGCTCGATGGACGCATGAAGCGCTCCATGTCGTAGGTAGCCGCCACAGCAGACAGCAACTCATCCTTGTCGTAGTCCTCATGCACGGCAAGGCATACAGCCGCCTTGAACAGGACACCAAGCAGTGACTCAGGATCCAGTTCAGAGCGTTGCATGACCTCGACAATCTCTGCATAGCTTGCGCTAAGGCGCTTGACCTCCTCCTCACTCAGTTGTCTGACTTTCATCGCTTTTCTCCATGTATCGGACTAAGGCCTGAGCCTGCTCATTGCCGTGCATTTTAAGAATGATCTCGTACATCTGCGGGGCAATGGCGATCAGTCGGGCATTCGCCCGTTGGGTGGCTACAGGTAGATTTTTGTTGACGCATGATCCAACTTGAGGTTGCCCGTGCTCATTCTCATAGCCCCATACAGTAGCGCTGTGCGCAGTCCAAGGGTGCGGTGTAATGTGTTTAAACATCATGGCCTCCAGTAAAACAAATCAAGCAGTAAAACAATTGCACCGATCAGGAACACGGCACGTTCTATTTTTTCCCATAGTGTGTGGTTCATTCTTCTACCTTTCGATCACCAAACAGGCATTGAATGGCGGCATCGATGGCGTCCCAGTTGACACCGATGTTGGCATCAAACGCATCAGCGACAAGATGCAGAACTTCAATGCATTCAGCCTCGGTTAATTCAAAGCCCCAGTAGTCCTCAAGCCGCGCCTCGACATCCTCAACGTGCCAGTCATCGCGCAGTACCCAACCATCATGTGATTCAATCATTCGTGCCATTTTTGCTCTCCTTGTTTAAACGTGTTGATTTCAGAATGCCCTTGGCAAACTCAATGTCGAGGGTCAGATGCTCGATCCATGAGCCATCATCGATGTAGCGGTCAGCAGACAGCACCAAGCTGTTCAGTGCCGCCCTAAGGTAGACAATCCGTTCTTGGTCAGTCATTGGTCACCTCCATCAAGTCATAAAGTTCTGATTCACCTGATGTTTTGTAGTAAGACTCCCAAGCCTTTTCGTCAAGCAGTTGACGGGCTTGGTCTTCATTCTCAGCCTCTACTTCTACGTCCACAGCAAAGCTGATCATTACGGTTGCGGTATATGTTTTCATTTGCTTGCTCCTCGATTAAACGATTCAATCCACTTAAGCAGTGCAAAGCTTGCTTGCTTACGGCTAAGTCCAAACCTATCCATGAGGTAAGGGGTTGCACCAAACATGTTGATGCGGCCTGAGTCACGCAAGGCGATCAGGTATTGATTGATTTCTTCAGTCATTGTTTTCTCTCCTGCTACTGGTTTCATTTTGGTTTAACACAAGGGGGCGAACCCCCTCATGCGGCAAGCTTCAGCTTGTTGAACGCGACAGCGCCCATGTCTGCGAGGTTGTCAACCCGTACAGCATTCGGGTAGACGCTGTC